ATGCCAACATTTTCACCCGAGGTTAAGTACAAACGTGCGGACGGCCTCTATCAAGTTCAAATCCGCGTGACGCACAAACGCAAGAACGCCTACATCCCGACTGACAAGTTGGTGGATGACTACCACATAAGCGGATGCAAAGTAACCGACCCTTATGTTCTGGAGTATTGCATGAGGCGCATCGTCAGCTTCATGGAACGGCTCAACAAGCATGACATCGAAAATTGGACGGTGCAGGACATCGTGCGCTTCCTCAAGTCGGGCGATGCCGATGTGTCGTTCAGCGATTACGCACGGCTGCACTATGACCGAATGGTTGCCGCAGGTCAGAAGCGCAATGCCCGCAACTACGAAATGGCCTACAACCATCTGGAGCGTTATGCAGGTACAAACCAGCTGATGTTCTCGCGCATGACATCGCAGTTCGTCAACGAGTGGATAAAGTCGCTCTCAACCACCAAGCGGGCAAAGGAGATGTATCCGATTTGCATCCGTCAGATTTTCAAGGCGGCGATGCTGGAATACAACGACTATGACAACGGCATTATCCGCATCCGAACTAATCCGTGGCCGAAGGTGAAGATACCGGAAGCCGACCGCGCCGAGAAACTTGCCATCACTCCGCAGGATGCCCGAAAGTTCTTTGCCGCTCCATTGCCCGAAAGCAAGATGACGAAGCCGTTGCCGGAACTCGGTCGTGATGTTGCCATGATGGTGCTGTGTCTCGCAGGTATCAACACGGTTGACCTGTTCAACCTCAAGAAGACTGACTACCATGGCGGCGTAATCCATTACCACCGGGCAAAGACGAAGAAATTCCGTGCTGATAACGCTTACATGGAGATGCGGGTTCCCTCTATACTGCTCCCTCTGTTCGACAAATATGCTGCCAAGGCTGGCGACCCGTTTCTGTTTGACTTCCACGACCGTTACACAGACTCCGACTCTTTTGGAGCAAACGTCAACAACGGCATTAAGCAGATTTGCGTGGGCATGTGGCTTGCCGAGCATCCCGACATGACAAAGGACGATGTGAAGACGCTGATGCCCAAGGAGCAGCTGTACTGCGTCTATACATTCAGGCACACATGGGGTACTATCGCGCAGAACGATTGCGGAGCGTCTATCAGCGATGTTGCCTTTGCCATGAACCACGCGAGCGGCCACAAGGTTACGCGCGGCTACCTCAAACTCGACTACTCCCCGGCATGGCAACTCAACGAGAAAGTTGTTAATCTGGTATTCTTTTCCAACGAGGAAGGCAAGCAGCCGCAGCAGGAGGATACTTTTTTCCGTTTCTCGGCAAAGCATCTTGTCCGGGGCACGGTGTTCTTTCTCGGCAAGAAGCTGGGCAGCGTGGAAAATATTGGCTTCAACAACGTGGATGAGGTCATCAAGGCTCTTGTACCTTTCGTCCCCGATGATGTGCCAACGCGCAGCATGGTGCAGTTCCGAATTGAAATCGTTGACAAGGGTCTTTCGCAGACCTACGAACGGATGAAGGGCAAAGGCTTTTGAGCCGCACCCCTCTCTTTTCTTTTTCGCGCAACTTTTTCTTTTCTCTCCCAATCGCCGTCTTTGCTTGAAGCAGGGGCGGCTTTTCTATGCCTCAAAAATCAATAAAGACTTTTTAACAAATGGCAAAATGAGGGCGGCGCGGTTGTGGTTTTTCTTTATATCTACGTCAGTAGATATTTCTTTATATATTCTTTTATTTCTTTTGTGTACTTTCGGACGGAAGAAACCCCGGTTTTCGGCGCGGAAACCCCAATTAATTCCGCGAAAACCCATAATCGGGATGTTTTGCCGCTGTATTTGCATTTATTAACATTATGGCTGCGATATTTGGTTCGAGGTCTAAATATAGACCGAAATAGACGAGCCTCAGCTGTCGTTTTCGGCGGCTAATTTGGCAAGCCGCTCCTCAACGGTGGCCGTGATGTCGCCCGAAAGCGATACCTCGGCAGATACCGACTGCATCTGTGGCGTATGGTAGCGCAGCATCCTCTCATGTATGGCGGCGCGGTCTTTCGGCTCCATCTGCATGGTGTCAATCTCAAAGTCTGACATGACGGCGGGGTTGCCGTCTGCATCTACCAGCGTGATGGAGCGAACGATTGTGCCGTCTTTGTCGCGCACGTCTATGACGCGCGGAGTGCCGTCCGGGTTAACCTGCGGCTTCGGCTCAAAGTATGCCACAGAATTAGCCCGGAGTTGCTCTTTCAATGGGTTGGGTTTGTTGGGAGTGCCTTTCTGTCGGCCTCCTGTTTTTCGTCCTTGTGCCATGGTAATCCAAAACTTAAAGATGTGGCACAAAGGTAAGGCTTTACCTTTGCCATATAAATATAACTTTTTAACTCTCAAGATTAGATATGGGCATATTCGGCAGCGCGATAGGCGGAGCATTAGGTATCGGCGGAGCAATCTTCGGCGGTATCTCCGCATCCAAGGCTATGAAACGAGCCAAGAAAATGGTTGAAGAACAGAAGAAGGAGAACCAAGATTGGTACGACCGCCGATATAACGAGGACTCCACGCAGCGGGCTGACGCTCAACGCATCTTAACGCAGACCAATGAAGCCATACGGAGACGCAATCAAGCTGCTGCTGGCAGTGCTGCTGTCATGGGTGGCACGGAGGAAAGTGTTGCCGCGACCAAAGCCGCCAACGCTCAGGCAATCGCAGATGCCACTTCGCAGATTGCTGTCAACGGCGAACGCCGCAAAGACCAAATTGAGTCGCAGTACCTGCAGACCAAGAGCGACCTCAACCAACAGTTGCAGAACCTTGAAATTGGCAAAGCCAATGCAGTAAGCCAAGCTGTGCAGGGTGTGGCATCTGCTGGAGCAAACATGGCAGGTCTTTTCTAAATAAATCATCACACGACCATGATTGACCCCAACAAACCAATTATAGACGTTCGGAGCACTGTAATCCCGCCGACAGACCCGGAAGACCCGACAAAACCCGTCAACGGCGGCACGGCTGCTCCCGCTCCCGCGCCAAAACCCGCACCTGCGGCCACTCCCGCGCCCGCGGCTGACGGCGGCAATTCCCCCGCTTCATCTACCACGGTCAAGACCACAACCGTTACGCCTATCTCGTCCACTATCCCCGAGGAGTTTAAGGTCAGCAGTTATGCCGAACTTATTCCAGAATTGGAGAAGCGCATGGCGGAATATAAGCCTCTGACCGAGGAGGAGCTGAAGAAACTGCGCCGCCGCCAAAAAGCCGAAGGTATCATCAGCGGAATATCGGATGCAGTGCAGTCAATTGCCAATCTTGCGTACACTTCTCAGTATGCACCCAATATGTACAACCCCAAGGAGGGCATGTCAGCCAAAGCCAAAGAACGGTTTGACAAAGAAAAGGCGCAGCGTGAAGCGGATGCCGACAAGTATCTCAATTATGCGCTCACCATAGGCAAACTCAAAGATGCCGACAAGGAGCGAGGACTTCAAGCATGGCAGACCGAACAGACGCTTGCACGTCAAGACCGCGCCCATGACGAGCGCAGACAAGACCGCGCGGACGATGTCGCATTCCGCAATAAGGACTATGACGAGCGCGTCCGTCAGTGGCAAGCCAACTTCGACCGCCAAGGCGAATGGCACGAGGAAGAAGGCAAGCGTTGGGAGCGTCAGTTCTCGGAGAGCGTCCGTCAGTTCAACGTTTCCACAAGTTTAGAGAAACAGCGTATCGGCTTAGAGGCACAGAGGCTCGCACAGCAGGTAAAGCAGGGGCAGATGACTTTCAACCTCGGCAGTGGCAACGGCAATGTTACGCTGTCGCTTGACAAACTCAATGCTCAGACCGTTTCCCGTATTTACCACACCCTGCCCGCCGATGTTCGCGCCAAGGTGCAGGGCGACCCGATTATGGGCAAGGACATCTTAGGCAATGCAACCGTCATCGATCACAAAGAACCCTCAACCGAGTCAATGCTTATCGCCATCGGCGCGAATGTCGGAGGCTCTCCGGCTACGCAGAACGCAATCCGACAAGTCGCAGGGCTGGAGACAGGCGACAAACCAAAGGCATATTAAACCGACTAAAGCATCATTATCATGGCTAACCCCAATGACAACATACGCAGATTGTATCAGAACGGCTTGAAACATTTCTCACTGCCCGATTTCGATACATTTCAGCAAGACATGAAGGATGAACAGAAGCGCAAGCGTTTCTACAACAGTATGCAGTCAGCTTACGACCTGCCCGACTTCGATACATTTTCACAGTACATTGGTGCGGTCGCTCCACCTGTTCCGGCTCAATCTACCGCCCAGCCTCAGAGTGCCGCCCCTACCTCCACAACCGTTCAGCCCGTCAAGGATAACACCGCTCAGTCAGCCGCCGTACAGCCTACGGTTACATCCACCGCTCAACCCGCACAGCCGGAGGGGTGGAAACCCTCTCCTGTTCAGATGCAAGCATTCCAAGACCAGATGAACTCAACCATGAAGTCTTTCCAAAAGACAATGGATGAGGGACGGCAGCGCATGGAGAACGTCAAGAAAGGCACGGCATTCAACGCCAGCCAAGGTGTCCGCGAGTTTAATCCTCAGACGGGGAAGATGGAGACTGCCTACTACACCGTGACAGGCGACAGGGTTGCGTCTCGCCTTGAGCAGAGCCGCCGCAATACTGAATACAACAATTGGTGGTATAACAATACTGAAGAAGGCAAGCGGTCTAAGGCTCTCCACGACAAATGGGATGACGATGCCCGTCAGCAGGTGTTTGACACCAGCCTTGCAACGCTTTGGCAGCGACATGACCCCGCCGAGGGTGCGAGTGCGGCAGAAGCCGCATGGTCAGCGGCAGAAGCACGACAGAAAGCGGCTCAAAACGCGAATGCCTCTCAAGTTTACCGAGACCGTGGCGATGCAATGTCAAACGCCGCTTTCTTGGGAGGTCGTGAGAACCACATCATGAATGCCGCCGAACTAAGCCATAAAAATCAAGTGGCTCACTATACCAATTTCGACCTTGACCGTCTGATGAATGACGCATGGGACAATTTGGGCGAAGACGGGCAGAAGGCTCTTATTGATGATTGCCATAAGATGCTGATGCGCCGTTACCCCGGCATTGACGAGCTTGTGGCCTATGACAAAGCCAAGGAACTCGCTCGGCATGAGTCCGACCTGCGCCTCTACAATCTTGCCAAAGAGAAAAACTTACCCAAGAGCAATCTTGAGTATCTTCTACGCAAGGTTGGCGATGCCAATCTGCTTATGAATGTTTCAAAGGGTTTGGCTGTATGGAGTGCAGACGGCAAGACAGGCGACATGGCAGCATACGAAGCCGCAAACGAGGAATACCGCCAAGACGGTCACAAGATACTTAGCGTTGTCGGCACGGTTGCAGGCTTCGCCGTTGACCCCACTACATGGCTCTCTGCAGGTGTCGGAAATGCTGCGACAAAGGGGGCTATGTGGGCCGGTGGCCGCTTTATGGCCGGGCGCGGAGCAAGTGCGGCAGTGACTAATGCCGCCACTCGTCAATTTGCGACCTCCATGACAGGCCGCATTGTCGGAGGTATCGCCGGTGGTGCAGCCAACTTCGGCACATTCGAGGGAGTCAAAGAGATGGAGAATCAGTTTGCACATGGCGGTAAGGTTGCCACTATGGATGAAAATGGCAATCTCCTCCGCGAAGGCCGCTATGTAAACGAGGGATACTCCGCATCAGCCGTAGGTGGTCAATTCCTTCATGGTCTTGGAATGGGTGCGGCTATCGGTTGGCTCGGCCCTGTTACAGGTAACGTGTCTGACAAACTTGTCAGAGGAGGCGAACTGTTCGGCAAAACTGTATCGGGAGTGTCAAACACTTTCGGCAAGGTTGGTGTCCGTGCGGGGATGTATACGGGAGCGACAATTGCCGAGGGCACAATCTTCTCTGTTCCCGAATGGATTGAGGGTAAACGTGACGGATTTGACGTGTGGACTGATAACATGGCCATGATGGTAGGTTTCAAGGCCAAGCACATGCTCAAGAGCGCCGGCGGTGTCCTCGGCGACCTCAAAGCATCATTCGACAGCCCGACCAACGGCCAGAAAAACCGACTCGACTTTGAGAGCCGTCTGCGTCAGCGCATGGATGCTCCATCTGACGGCGGAATGAGCCTCACAAAGGATGAGAAAGCCGAGTTGGAACGCTACGGATATAATCTTAAAGACCTTGTTGAGAGCGCAGAGAAGACGGGCGATGCCAGTAAAGGTGTGCTAATCGCCGAGAATGCTCCCGAAATCGTGAGCCGTCTGACTGACATGGTGCATGACTCCAGACTCAGCGAGGCTGCAAGAGCCAAGTTGTATTATTATGCAACGGGGCGCAGACTCCCAATGTCAACCGTGATGAGAGGTGAGCTTATCGAAGATGGCGATGGCGGTTTCATCGTGGAGTCGCAGGGCGCCAACGGCGTTATTACTTCCCGCTCATTCAAGAGCCGCAAGGCCGCAGACCTTGAATTGGAGCGCATCAAGCGTCAGACCGAACTGAACAGTATCGAAATCGGCGAGCGTTATCAGCAGACCGCCGATTTTGAGAACCGCTTACAGGAGGCTTGCCGCACCGTGGCCGCTGAAAACGGTTGGGACATGGTGGAGGTTTACCGCACCTGCGAGGAAGCACGGCGCAACCACCTCCGTGGCGGCGACAAGCAGTTCAACGAGGCACAGCAGAATATTCTCGGGAAGGTGGTTAAAGCCATGGGCGACTTCAAGGAAACCGAAGTTACGGATATTATGCGTGGCAGCATCAACGAGAAATACGGCGTTGACATAGACGCTGCCATTCGTAAGGACGCAAACCGCCGCACACAAGCCGAGCTGTCGGCCGTCAATGAGTATTTGGATGCCCTTATCCCCGACAAAGCAAAGGAGCGCCCCAACGATGTAACGGATGTTGAAGCCGAGGACATCACTAATCAAAAACGTCTCTCTGACGAGAGACCAGACGACCCCTTCAGCGACTTTACGGACCCGTCAGAACCAATTGACCCTCGGTTTGAGCAACCCGGTTCTCCTAATGACATAGACCCTCACCAGCCCGCGCCCGACCCCGATGCACCAAAGAAAGCAGTTGGCAGGGCGACTATGAAATATCAAGACCGCCAAGTTGAAGTTATTGACGGTCGTGTTGTCATGACTGATGACGGCACGATGATTGACAACGAGCGGAGCGACCGCACTATTGTCATTCGTGACATTCAAACGGGCAAAGAAGAAGTGGTGTCGCCGGAAGCTATTCTCACATACGAGGACTATCCCGAAGATAGTATGGAAGCCGCTCCTGCTGATGTTTCGTCCGAACCTGCTTCCCCTGCAGACCTCGCCGCAGACGCACCCAAATATACATCTGGTATAATTAAGGTGAGGAATGCAGACGGCTCAGAGAGCCGCGGTGTGCTCACGGGCTACATTGATGAGGATGGCAGACACGAATACTACCTTGAGGGACAGACGGACAAATTGCTCTATGCCTCTGACGAGGAACTTGATGCCGTCCTCACAGATTATACCCCGGACGCTCCCAAGACCGAAGAACAGCCCGCCGCAGGTGGAGCGAATGTTGTTGAATACGACAACGGGCGCGATGCAGGTTTGCGCGATGCTGCTGCCATGAGTGATGAAAAGCTGGCGCAGGAGATTGACAACCTCCGCAATCTTGGAAACCTCACCGACTTCGGGCGCGGTATGCTTGACGGTTACGAGCACGTTCAGCAGGAACGTCAAGGAATGGCGAACCCTGCGCCGCAGCCCGCCGAAGATGCAATACCTGGTACTGTTCCCAATTCTGCCGAAAACGTTCCCGCGAACTCCGAAAACGTTCCCAACGTTCCCGAAAGCGGCAACACCGCTGGCAAAAATATTCCACAAAACGGCAACATTGCGCCCGAAAATATTCCGCAGACAGAGAACCCCGCGCCAAACGCACAGCCCGAACAGCCGCAGTCCGCGCTTTCTCGCATACCTCTTGACGAGAAAGGGAAACCTAACTTTGCCGGAGCACCAGATACCGACACGGCATGGGATGCTCTTGTAGAGAAAACTAATGATGAGGCAATGGCGCAGTCCTATGCCGACAATATGGTAGCCGCCAAGGAAGCCGCGCTCAAGAAAGCCGAGAAAGCGAAGACTAAACCGACCGAAGACCTTGACGAGTTCATGGCAGCAGAACAGCAGCGCAAGAACGCTATCACAGCCGCACAGAATGAACTCGCCACATGGCAGCGTATCGCCGGAACATCCAAACGCCGCTCCGATGCTATCCGCGCACAGCAGGAAGCAGAGGCGAGAGCCGCTGCCCAAGCCCGCGCCGAGCAGGAGGCCGTAGATAAAGCAGCTCGCGAGGAACAGGAACGCATCGAGCGTGAAGCCCTTGAGGGTATTCCCGAATGGCATCTTGATACTCCCGAAAATGCCCGCAAGCGTGGTGCTCGCCGTTTCCAAGGTCAGTTATTCACGCGCCAAGAGCCGTTGCAGGGTGTCGCAGGTAAAGAGATTGAGGTCAAGTTCTCGCAGAACGACCTGCCCAAAGGCCGCGTTGCTGTCATTGATGCGGCACAGCTGCAGCCCTCGCACATACAGGGCAACCGCAACCCCATGTTCTTTATTGAGGACGCACAGCCCAAGAACCGCGCCGAGCAGGTTTCCATGATGGCAGCACGTGAAATCGCCGAGGGTATTCGCCCCGAAGAAATCACGGGCAGTGCTACCGCCTACACAGGCGCACCAACCGTCAACACTCGCGGCGAGGTCATCCAAGGCAACAACCGCAGTGACGCACTCCGCTATCTATGGGAGAACAACCTGCCCGAACAGCAGGGCAAGTATCGTCAGTACATCATTGACAATGCCGCGCAGTTCGGTCTTGACCCCGAAGCAGTTGCCAATATGGAGCATCCCGTTCTCGTAAACATGCTTGACGTGGACGATGCCGAAGCCGTGCGTCTGGGCATGATGACGGCACAGGACACCGAGAGTGGAGGTGTGGAGCGCATCAAGCCGAAGAACGTTGCACAGAAATTGGGCGATGGTATGCGCACCTTTGCTAATATGCTGCTGAACAGCGGCGATGAAGATGCGTCTTTCGGCCAGCTTGTTGACCGCAACGGCACGGAGGTTCTGAAATGGATGGCGCAGACCGGGGCTATTACAGGCACACAGCACCGCTCCGCATTCGACTCCAAAGGCAATCTTACCGCCGAAGCCAAGAACGACCTGCAGAAAGTGCTCTACCAAGCCGTATTCAAAGGCGGCTCACAGCAGCTGGAGGAAATGTTCGACAAACTTCCGGCCAAGGCTCAACGCGCAATACTCTCAACGGCATTCCGCGACATGGACTCGCCTTTTACAGGAAGACTCCTGCCCGAACTCCAAGCATCTATTGTCGCCTACAATGAACTGATGACAGACCCCGTGTTTGCCTCGGCAAAGAAATTGGAGGAATGTCTTAACGCTGTTGAGGCTTACAAGCGTGTCCTCTCGCTTGACGATAGGTTTGAAACCGTTTCACCTTCGGATAATTTCAGTAACTTTGCAATGCATCTGGCCGCAATGTATAAAGCGTCAGATTTATCGCAGAGCGCTCTCGCATCATATTTCAACCAGATGTACGACCTCGCGCAGGGCAAAAAGGCGGCTACTCTCTTTGAGGAGGCCGACACAACCGAATATCCCCTCGCCGAGGTTGTCAATAAAGTATTAGGCATAGATTATCAACCCGCAAAGAATGGAAACAACAATGTCGCCAATGGAGGTGCTGATGTGGCTCTCCATAATCAAAACGGCCAAGGAGGGGAACTCCGAGGCAATGAACCACCTGCAAGCGGAGAACAAAATCCGGCAGGAACAGAACCGTCCGACGGTGGAACAGGAACTTCAGATGATAGCCGAGCAGCAGCCGAAGCAGTAAAGACGGAGGACGAGCCGGAGAAGCCTACCGCACCCGAGACCCCTGCAAATCAGACAGTCGGTAAAGGCTACAAGATTGAGCCAAAGCCGTACACCAACAAGCAGGGCAAGACCCTTGACACATATCTCGTAACCTTTGACCGCGACTTATCCAAGGAGGAAATGTCAACCCTCCGCGCCAAGGCAAAGGCCGTTAAAGGTTGGTACGACCGCGAAACAGGCGGCTGGATGCTCCGCAGCCAAGAAGATGCCAGGGTGTTTGCGGACGAGTTTGCGGGCAAATCTGAAGATGAAATCGCAGACGAAGCCCCGCTCTCTATTGCTGACATAACTCCTGCAGAACAACCCAAACCAGCAGACAAAGGGAGCAATAAACCTGAAGCTAAAGCATCGGGCACTAAAAAGAGTCGGAAGTCGCCCATCAATCAAGTAAGCATTGAGGATGTCTTTGCCGACCTCTACTCCGAGGGAGAGACCAAACTGAGCGACCACGCCAAGCCGACTGAAACGGAGCCTCCGAAGCCAAAGAAGCGCAGATGGATTAGCGATGAGGATGCCGCCGAGTTTGACGACCTGCGCAACAACCTCCGCTCACATCTGGGCAGCGATGACACAATCGCGCAGGAGGAGGCCGCAAGCTACGGCAAGCCGCAGCCCAAACAGATGGATGCCGAGGTGCTCCGCATGGGAACGCGCATGACCTACCTAATGATGAAGGGTGGTCTTCGCAAATTCTCCGACTACGCCGAGGCCATGATTGACGAGGTGGGCGATGCAATCCGTCCTCACCTCAAATCCCTCTACGCCGCCGCGCAGAACATGGAGGAAGTCATGCAGCTGGGCTGGGATGAGGAAATGGACGACCGAAAGACCGTAAAGGCTTTTGATGTCTATAACTTTGACAAGCCCGGAGCAAAAGACATTATCGCAACCGCGCAGCACGTTGCCAGCGAGCAGACCTCGCAGCAGCAGACCGACCAAGTAGTTCAATCACTCAAAGACCAACGAAATGAGCAAAGGAAGAAAGAAGCTGACGAAGCATCAGCAGATACAGAAGCTATTGCAGACAAAGCAGAGGCTACTGCAAGTCAAGTCGAAAGCCAACTCCCGTCTGCAAGAACTGAGCAAGATGCCGAAAGACTCATTGCTGACCTTGACAAAGAATTAGAGGCTGTCAATGAGCAGCTGGCTCTGCTGGGCTACTACGAAGCCGATACAAGCGACCCGAGCAAGTTCCATGAGAGTTACGGCTATATGCTCACCGCCGAGAAGAAAGCTGTGGACGATGCCGCACGGCTCACGCAGCAGCTTGCCAAAGACCTCGGTCTTGACATCGGCAAGATAAAAAGCCTCACCACCAGAGGCAAGGTCAATAAGAAGACGTTCTATGCAGTCCGCAGCAACCTCGCGCCCGCTTGCGGCGACATCTCCATTTGTCTGCCGCTGAACGAGAATGCCGAACTCCATATCAATATCAGTGTTGAACCTGCCGCAGAGCGCGGTGGCAAGAGCCGTATTCCGTTCTATGGCTACGCTGACAACCTTGAGGTGTCGGGCGGCTACTTCCGCGTTGAGAACCCCAACGCGACTGGTAGCGACCACTATGTAACAGCCAACCGCCATTTCACCGCCGAGGTTACCTATGATGACCTGCTGGCCGACATTCGCCGCGACACACGCCACCTTCTCCCCGAGGACGAGGTGCGCAACGATGTGCCCGCCGAGCCTCAGCCGACTGAAACGCCTGTTGAACCGCGCAAGAAGGATGAGGCGTACCACGGGGTGGTGACGCTGAAAGACGGGCGCGAAGCCGTTGTGTTAGTTGCCAACCATCAGCAGGAGAACGGCGGCGAGCCTCGGTTGACGGATTACATCGTAGGCGTAAAGGGCGAGCCGGGAACAGTCAAAATATCCCCGTACGATATTGCCCATGCTGGCGCACCGACCGCCGAAGACAAAGGTGGAGAGGTGGAGAAGCCGAAAGCCGACAAGAAGCCGAGCGTTGAGCCGGAGCAGACTATGGGCAATTTATTCGGCAACCTTTTTGATACTGAGGATAATTCAGTATCTTCGCAGAAAGATAATACCACATCTAAACCCAAGACAAATGAGAAAACTGACTTACAACCTCGCGCCGAAGAAGCCGGGCGAGGGAGACAGCAACCGCGACCTAATGAACCGTTGGGAGAGAGCGCAGAACATGAAGATGAGCGACCTGACGGACGAGGAGTGGCTAAGCGTAGTGGAGTGCATACTGTGTCTGACTCCCAGCGAAGCGGAAGCGTATCTCAACCACATAAGGGCGAGCGAAGCTTAACCGAGCCGAAGAACACTCACAACAACCATGCCGAGCGCGGCGTTGACTATGCCCCCAAGGGTGAGAAAGCGCGTATTGACGCGAACATCGCCGCCATCGAACTTGCCCGCAAACTACTGAACGCAGGAGCGACCGCCACCCCCAAGGAGATGGAGGTGCTTCGCCGTTACAGCGGTTGGGGCGGTTTGGGCGCAGCATTCAAAGAGGCTCGTAACCAATGGGAGCGCAATCCCATCAACGAGCGTCTGCGACAGCTGCTGACCCCCGAAGAATACGATGCTGCGGTTATGAGCCGCAACAGTGCCTACTACACTCCTGCACCCGTGATTGACGCAATGTGGGATATTGCAAAGGCACTCGGCTTCAAGGGTGGCAGCATCCTTGAAGGCTCTGCAGGTATCGGCAACATTATCGGACTTATGCCCACCGACATCAGCGGTCGCTCAAGCATCCATGCCGTTGAGATTGACAACACCACGGGCGGCATCCTCTCGTTGCTCTATCCCGATGCAAAGGTGGAGGTGCAGGGCTTTGAGAAAACCAAAGTCCGTAACGGTAGTGTTGACCTCGCCATTACCAACGTGCCTTTCGTTACAGGCTTGCACGTTATGGACGAGAGCGGTGACAGCGACCTCAGTAAGAAGTTCCGCGACATCCACGACTTCTGTATTGCCAAGAATGTCCGCAAACTTCGTGAGGGTGGCATCGGCATCTTCATCACATCAAGCGGCACACTTGACAAGTCGCAGAAACTCCGCGATTGGCTCATCGGCAGCAAGGAGGGCAATGCAGACGTTGTCGGCGTGTTCCGTATGCACAATCAGACATTCGGCGGCACAGCCGCAACTTCTGACATCATCGTTGTCCGCAAGCGCGTGAACGGTCGCCGCAGTGCCCATGCCATTGACGTGAGCACCGTAATGCCCGCCAAGGTCGTAACATACACAGACGACTACGGCAAATCCAAAGACCTGCCCCTGCTGATTAACCGCTATTTCATTGAGCACCCGGAACACATGGGCGGCGAAATGTTCTTTGGCTTTGAGCAGGGCGACACCTACCGTCCTACATCCATCGGTTTGTTCCCGACCCGCACCGCCGACCAAGCAGCACGAATGGCCGCTTGGGTTCAGCACCTTGCCGATATGGATTGGAGCAAGGAACAGGGCAAAGCAGTTGCCGAGCAGACCTCGCATATCAACGAAGCTCTGGGCGAAGGTGTAAAGGAAGGAAGCATGGTGACCGACAGCGATGGCAACCTGTGCGTAGCCCGAATGGGCCGTGCCGTTCCTCTGGCCCTCAACAAGAACAAAATCAAGGGACGCACCAAAGAGGAGTGTTTCAAGGACTACACCGAAATCAAGTCTGCATTGGCCGATGTGCTTAAGTATCAGACCGAGCATGACGATGATGCAGGGTTACAGCCGTTGCTCGACCGCCTCAATCGTGCCTATGATACCTTCGTACAGCGTTATGGCAACCTCAACAAGAATAACAATCTCGCATGGCTGCGCAACGATGTTGACTTCTCAAGCATTGTCGCCCTGGAAACCTATTCCGAGAAAGGCAACAAGGACGGCACAAAGATAAAGACCTACGGCAAGACAGACATCTTCAGCCGCCGTGTCGTGGAGAAAGAGAGCGAGCCGACCCCGAAGAACGTCAAGGACGGCATCATCGCAAGCATCTACAAGTATGGCCGCATCGACACCGAATATCTTGCCACTCAGTTAGGCAAGTCGCAGGACGATGTTAAGCAGGAGATTGTAGAGAGCGGGCTTGGCTTTGTTGACCCGACCACAGGCCAGATGGAAGTGTCGTATGAATACCTCAGCGGCAATGTGCGCGAGAAACTGAGACAGGCAAGAGAGGCAAACGAAGCCGCCGGAGGTGCCTATGATGCCAACATCAAGGCTCTGGAGGCCGTTGTGCCTATGAACATACCTGCACACCTCATCGAGTTTGCTCTTGGCTCCTCATGGATTGAACCGCAGCTCTATGAGAGATATGTCAAGGAGCGCACCGAGTTGTACGTTAAACTGACCAATGCCGGCGGCACATGGCACATGGCCGAGCCGTGGAACACCGACAAGCCCAAGAACACCGAAATGGGTGTGCGCAGTGAGGCGTTTGGCATACTCATACCCGGCCATAAACTCATAGAGGCCGCACTCACCAACAAGACAATCACCGTCAGCAGGACTGTTAAGGATAGTGACGGAGGCTCGCATACCGAAACAGACCCCGCCGCCACAACCGCCTGTGCAACGAAAGTTGACGAGATACGCCAAGACTTTAAGGATTGGGCGCGTGAGCAGATGCAGAACGACCCGGCTCTGTCTATGCGCATGGAGGAGAAGTATAACGAGAAGTTCAACAATTCCGTGACCAAGACCATTCCCGATGACTTTGTCCCCTCGCACTTCGGCGGCGCTGCAACCGTTGTAAACGGCGATCCGTTCCAGCTGCGTCCCCACCAAGCCAAGGCCGTCATCCGTGCGACCACGCAGCCCGTTCTGTTGGCTCACGAGGTCGGAACAGGTAAGACCTACACCCTTATTACAACGGCAATGGAGATGCGCCGCCTCGGCACTGCCCGCAAACCTATGATTGTGGTACAGAACGCCACGGTCGGTCAGTTTGTAGCCAGCGCAAAGGCACTTTATCCCAACGCCAAGATACTGACGCTTGAAGACGCCGACCGCAACGAGGAAGGCCGCATGGCATTCTACGCCAAAATCAAGTACAACGATTGGGATATGATTGTCGTGCCTCAGTCGGTATTTGAGCGCATCCCCGACAGTGTTGAACGTCAGACCAAGTTCATTGAAGACAAGATTGCCGAGAAGGAACTTGTGCTGGAGCAGATGGAAGCCGCCGACCCCAACAACGGCAGAAACCCCATTGTCAATGCCGCCAAGCGCGAGATTGAGAAAGCCCGCGCAGAGATTGCACAACTCCACGAAACAGGTTCTATTGCGCCGACCACCAAGAAGAAAGAGAAAGATGCAAAGAAAGCCGCCGTGCGTAGGCATAACTCCGAGGTAAAGGCGCGTGAAATGCTTGACCGCAAGACCGATGCCATTGAAGATTTTGACAGCATGGGCATTGATGCTGTACTTGTGGACGAGGCTCACGAATACAAACACCTCGGCTTTGCCACCGCCATGCAGCGCGGCGTGAAAGGCGTTGACCCATCTTTCAGCAAAAAGTCGCAGGGTGTATTCCTCAAAGTGCAGTCTGTTCTGGAGAAGACAGGCGGCAAGAACGTGGTCTTTGCCACGGGCACACCTATCTCCAACACCGCCGCAGAGATATGGACGTTCATGCGCTACCTCATCCCGGCTGACGTGATGAAGGAGTATGACATCTTCTACTTCGATGATTTTGTCCGCAACTTCGGCAACATTCAGCAGATGCTGGAATTCAAGACCAACGGCAAGTATGACGAGGTGAACCGTTTTGCCGGTTATTTCAACCTCCCCGAACTTGTGCGTATATGGTCCACCGTGGCCGACACCGTGCTGACGCGCGAGGCTGGAGGCGTGAGTGACAAGATACCGCAGATGGAGGGAGGCAAAGCACAAGACATCTTCCTGCCCCAGACACGCGCACTCCGCTCTATCATGAAGTTTGTCAAGGATGAACTCAAGAGGTACGAGGACATGACCGGCAAGGAGAAGAAGGAGAATAGCCACATACCCCTCGTGATGTACGGCATTGCCAAAGCCGCCGCCGTAGATGCACGTCTCGTACAGTCCGATGCCGAGGACGACCCCAAAAGCAAGACCAACGAAGCCGTGCGCCAGACGCTCCGCTCCCTTGAAGAAACCAAAGACTATAAGGGAACAGTGGCTATCTTCGCCGACAACTACCAGAATAAAGCCTCCGGCTTCAATCTCTATGAGGACATCCGCAAGAAACTTATTGCCGCCGGTGTGCCGGAGGAACAGGTTGTTGTTATGAAATCGGGCATGACCGTGAAGAAGAAACTTGAAATCTTCGACAAAGTCAACTCCGGCGAGGTTCGCGTCATCATGGGCAGTACGTTCACACTCGGTACAGGCGTGAACATCCAAGAACGCCTCCACACTCTGATACACCTCGATGCCCCCAATCGACCGATGGACTACACACAGCGCAACGGACGTATTCTGCGACAGGGCAACCTGCACAACACATGGGGACTTCCTGTGCGTATACTACGTTTCGGTGTTGAGGACAGCCTTGATGTTACGGCCTACCAACGTCTGAAAACCAAAGGTGCGATTGCCGACAGCATTATGAACGGCAAACAGCTCATGGCAAACTCCATGGAAAACCGCACATTGGAGGAGGACCAAGACCTGTTCGGCGACATCACCGCACAGCTCTCCGGCTCCGAATATGCCATGCTTAAGAACCAAATCGAGAAGGAAGTTCGTAAGCTGAGAGCGGCAGAAAAGAATTGGAAGGCCGACCAGACCTATATCCACAACCGCAAGCGTCAGATTGCAGGACAGAACCGTGAGGCCGAGAAGCGCATTGCCGACAACAAGGGTTATCTGGAAAAGGTTGAGGCCGCAACAATAGGCGACATCACCGTAGGCAGACTCTCATTCCCATCCGTTGAGAGCATGGAGGACTTCTTCACCGAGCAGAACAAAAAGAAAGCCGCCATGCAGGAGGAGGTGCGCACATCCGGCTACTCGTCACGCCCCGCCACGAGCGACATCACAATCTCCGTAGGAGGTTTCGATTTCAAAATTCATACCGAAATCACAAAGGAAATGAAGCATCAGCAGGGCGACCTGTTTGCAACGGCCCCCGCCAAAATGACATACTCATGCCCCGAACTCGGTATTGATGCAATGCCGGTAAGAGGCAACGCCATCAAGAATGCAGTTCTGGACATCATGGAGAATGTTGTCAGCGGCAAGGATTTCCGCGAGCGCATTGCTCATGCCGAGAACTACCTTGAGCGCAACAACGCTGAATTTGAAGCCATCTCCAAGCGTGACGGTCAGCCGTTCAAAGATGCCGAGGCACTCGAAAAGGCAGAAGAAAAACTCGCGGAATACGAGGAGCTGATGAAGAAGGAGATGGAAGAAAAGGAGGCCAAATATGCCGACATGGATAAGGAAGTTGAAGCCGCTGCCAATATCGAATATACAGAGGAAGACTCCGAGACTGAAGAAGCCGGAGAGCCTACCCCTGCGTATAATCCAGAAAAAAGCAGTAAATTTGCGAATAGTTATGAAACACAAGATGGCAAAACAGTCCGCTACAACTCGGCCAACCCCGAAGCCTACGCCGTATCCGAACCCGAAGACGGAGCAGCTGATAGCGGGGCCGGACGAGCAGGAGTACAACGGAAGAAAGATACCCCCATTACAACCTCCAACATTGGTGGACTAAATGCCGCCGAGGGAGAGTTCAGTCTTGTTGAGCGTCAGTTCACAGAGAACAAGTCGTTCAGTTTCACCTCCGGCGCACGGATAAAGAGTGCAGACGATGTTGCTTTCATCTTCTCCGCTCTTGAAGATGCAGCCAAGGAGCACTCATTTGTGGTATATGTGAAGAACGGCAAGCCCACCGTCATAGAACTCGGCATGGGCACGTTCAGTGCCACCATGGTAGATGTGCCGACCGCCTCTCTTGCTTATAGCCGCATTAAGCCCGACCAAGTCTATTTCGTACACAACCACCCGAGCGGCCAACTCAAATGCTCAACGCAGGATATACAGGTGCTCAGAGCGGTTGAGTCAATGTGCGATGTTCCTGTATTGGGCGTTATCATCAACCTCAAGACAGGCAGATATGGCACGTTCGACACAAGCAACAATACGGATGTAGGTGTTAAGCGTACCCCCGCCAAGGAGCATCAGCTGAAAGTATATACCCTTGACAAGCAGATATTCGCTCCCGATTACGACCCGATGTCGCAGCCGCTTGTTAAAGGTTCATACGATGTAGCATCGTTCCTCAACTCACAGCGCATGGGCGACCGTGCCAAGGTGTCATTCCTTATCCTTACTCGCGCAAACCGCATTGTAGGCAATATCCACACGCCGTTCACCGAGATAAGCAGTAATCCGCGTGAGGTTGCACGCTACATCTCCGAGCGTGTCATACAACTGGGCGGCGAAAGTGCAATACTCTATGGTGATTTTGAAATGACCGCAGGAGCAAGCACCGCATGGCAGAGAGTCAAAACCGAAATGGATAATGTCGGCAAGACCCGGCTGCTGGATGTGGTGAGTGTGATGGGCAACCATACAAGGAGTGCCATCGATGATGGTTTGCTTCGTGAGCCGGGCAGCGACTACGGTGCACCCGACCTGCGTTTCCGCGAAGTGGAAGACGAGGGTGTGCTTTCGGAGTTCGCCGAGGGTAAGACCGTGAAAGTTTACCGCACCATGCAGCTGATTGACGGCAAACTCTATTCGCCCATGGCTACCAAGGTCAACGGCGTGGAAACCCCGGAAATCAAACTCGGTGTGCCCGAACAGAGCGAGGAACACCCCGAAATCGTCAAGAAGACTCGCATTGGCGATGATGGCGTTGAGGTGGGATACATCACGCTCAACAAAGGTCTCGGCAAAGGCACTCTCTCCGACATTTCCTACAACCCCTACATCCACACATCGCGCGGTGTTATCAACGACCAATTCTCGTCTGCATACATTCGCCCGAACCTCGTAACGGTAGAGGTGGAAATACCCGAGAGCGAATTGTCAAATCCTTACCGCGCACAGTACGCTAAAAACTCTGTTGGTGAAATGTCGTGGCACAGCGGTACTGTCAGCGGTCAGCTGGCCGCAGTCGGCAGACCGCGCCGTGTCATCCTCTCTCGTTACGACAAGCCTGTGCGCATCCTCACCAACCGCGAAGTCGCTCAGAAAATTGCGGAACAGCTCGCTGGAACAGACGTTGCAATTCCGTACAACGTGGTTACTCCGCAGGTTTGCGCCGAGTTGGAGCGTCTGGGTGTGGAAATCAGCGAAGAAGCCACAGGCACTGTCGGTGATAAGACTGACTTTGGCAAAGCCGAATACATTACCGACCGCGAGATTGAGCGCATCAATGCCCGCGAGGCAGAGAAGCGTCAGACATCGCCGGAGGCCAAGCAGGAATATGCGGAAAGGCTGTCAAAGAAATTCAACACCCCAATTCGCATCGTTACCGATGTGAATGAGTTGACTCATGAGAACCCCGAAATACAAGCAGCCATGCGCCGCCATAAGGGTTTCTATGACGTTAGGACGGGTGAAGTCGTTGTTGTCGTTCCCAACAATGCCGATGTTGAAGACGTTGCAGAGAGTGTCTTCCATGAGGTTGTAGCCCACAAGGGACTGCGTGAGATGATTGGCAAAGACAACTATGATGCCTTCTGCGATGAAATCTACGACCACCTTGAGGACGAACTGAAACAGAAGATTGACGAGGAAACCACCCGCCGCTTCATGAACGACCCTGCCAAGGAACACGACTATCACCGCCGCGTAGCCGTGGATGAAATGTTCGGACGTATGAGTGAAAAAGGTTTTGAGGACTTTACCAAGGCCGAGCGCGGTCTTTGGAAGAAACTCAAGAAGAAAGTGCTCGAAGCCATCAACAAATTCCTCGGCTCTCTGAAACTCCCGAAGTGGGTAAAACTCGGCGACAATGAGTTGCGCTACATACTGTGGCGCAGCCATGAACGTCTGCGCTCCAAAGGAGACTACGTTGACATGGCGCGTGATGCCGTGAAGCGTGAGGAATTGGGCTTGAATGATAAGACCAAACCCGAACCGACCGAAAGCGAGAAACGTGCCCGCGCAATGAGCCGCAGTAAGCGGGAGTTTGAGTCTACCCGCGACCGTGCTATCCGCGAGAAAGGCATTGTTACGCCGGGTCTCAATGATGGAGAGGTACGGATTGTGCGCGTAGGTCAGCATCCGTTCAGCGGCGATAAGCCCATCAAGCAAGCCGAAGCGTGGGCTAAGGCTCACCTCGTTGGACTCCATACCGCCACCGATAGCCGCGGAGAAGAATTTGAGTACAGCATATCCAAAAACAAGGTTGAAAAGCAATTATCTGTTTCCGCAGTAGGCCGAAGTGAAAACCTTGGCGTGCATCTTGCTGCCCTCACCAAGCTCCCCGAAATCATCAGCGAAAGCATTGAAGCCGAAATACACCCCGACTACAAGAAGGGTGCTGACGGCCAGCGCAAGCCCGAGAACGGAGTAAACAACGCCGCTTTAATCCACCGCTTCTATGGCGCGGCAGAGATTGACGGCAAGATATATCGGGTGAAGACTACAATGGAAGAATTTGTTGATGACAATCGCCCAAACACTCCGCATAGCTTTGAGGTAACAAAAATAGAGTTGCTGGAAGCGCCCTCGGCAAGTACCGATAACGGTAGCGGCCAACCTTTGGCAATGACTTCCAACAACTCCAATGGAGTTCAAGAGAACGCATCCTCAATTCGGAATGGTGCTCTTGGGACTACAAAGTTACTTGAAAATGTTGAGAAATCCTATGATGCGGGCAAAAAACTTTTGGATGAGAGCGGTTTAGCCGAAGAACCGACCTATGAGTATCGCTTCCGAGACGGCGAGACAGGCGACATCTGGAACGACCAGAGCATCGGTTTTGAGGAGCGCATTACAAACGCAGCCATCCGCTTGAGCAACAATCAGAGTGGCGACCTCACTCTGCGTAACGATGCCATGCGGGCGATTGGCGGTAACCTCACCTCCCTGCGCCGCGCAATGGCAGCACAGAAGCGTTACGACCAGGCGACCGTTAAGCGCGTTGCCGACCTCGCCCGCATCCTCATGCAGAACGGTTATCTCTCTGACATGACCTCCGGCGAAATGCAACGTCTCATCTCGGCAGTCAAGAACGCCGTAGGCCATACCGCCGTCAAGGAGAGTGTGCAGAAGATTATGGACATCATGGTCAACAATCAGTTGCGCAACGGCGAGGCAACCCTGCGCAAACTGCTCACCATCCGAGGTAGTAAGGTTGATGCCCGCGGCGTTGAGGTGCAGGGTGCACTTGACGTGGACGGCCAGCGCACATTGGAAGTCGTTAAGAAAGCCATGGGGCTGACCGAAGACGACATCGCCAATAGGATTGCCGAAGCACTGAACCGCATGAGCGACCCCGACCAGACCATTGCCGACCAAGCCGCACTTGAATACGCCGGGCTTAATATGGCTCTTGACTATGTGCAGAATATCGCCGCAAGCAAAGCGGACGAGAAAGCTCTGCGCGACAGTATCAAGATTGCCAAGGAAGACAAGGATGCCGGACGCATGACTGATGATGCCTATAAGCAGTTTGTGGAGGCCACCGAGGACGCTATTCGCAAGAATAAAATTGACCGCACCGAGGCGTATTTCAATCTCGTGGGCCGTCTGTCCGACTCCCTGCGTGAAAGCATTGAGAACGCCAAGGCATTCCGCGAGGCAGAGAAAGCCCGCGTGAATGAGATACACCACAACGCCAACTCTGATATGGAGGGGAGGCCGACCAACGAACACCATAAGGACAATTGGAAAGACAAGTTTGTCAACAATGGTTTCGTTCAGTTCCTGTTCGCTCCCCTGGGCACATTTGACCAGATACTCCGCGTATTCGGCAACAAGAGTGCCAACGGTGAGGGCTACCTGTGGAACCGCTTCATGCGCGGTTGGGTAGATTGCCGCAACAAGGAGTTACTCGGTGTCAAAGAAAAATTCGCACGTCTGGACGAGAAAGCCGCTGAATTGTTCGGCAAGGGCAAGACATGGGGCAATCTCATCAGAATGGAAGCAAAGATGCCGAAGGCTACCGTTTCATTCTGGGACGGTGGAGAAATGCGCGACCATGAACTGACACAGGGCAATCTACTCTACATCTACATGGTTGACAAAATGACGGACGGACGTATGAAGCTGCGCCGTATGGGTATCACCGAGGACGATATTACCAGAATGGAAAACTTCCTCGACCCTCGTTTCAAGGCTATCGGCGATTGGCTGCAAGATGAATTCCTTGTTGACACCCGCAACGAGTACAACGAAACCCACAAGCGTATGTTCGGCGCATCCATGGCCGCGATTGAGAACTACTTCCCGTTGAAGATTTTGGCCAATGCCAGAGTTGACAAGGAAGAAGATGTCAATCAGCAGAACCGCCCGGACGGCATCACCACCAAGACCGGCAGCATCATCAAACGCCGTGTGAACAATCTCGCCCTCGATATTACAGGAGCAGACGCACTGAGCGTGATACTCGACCACATTACACAGATGGAGCATTGGAGCGCATACGCCGAATGGAACAGGGACCTCAACACCCTGCGCACATACAAGCGTTTCCGCAACCAAGTTATCAACATGACAACAGTCTATGGTGGAGGCCGTAATCTGTGGGAGAATTTCAACGACCTGTGCCTTATGGCCGCAGGTGAATACCGTCCTCCTGTATCGAAGCTCAACAAGAGCGCGGTCAACCTCGCAAAAGGTGTAACCGCCGCAAAGGTCAGCTTCCGAATGTACACGGCATTGAAACAATTGCTTTCCGCACCTGCTTACATTCCCGAGGTAAGCACGTCCGCCATAGCAAAAAGCATCGCTAATCCCTATGGTGATTTCAAGTGGTGTCTGGAGAATATGCCGATATTCCGTGAGCGTTGGCACTCGCGCATCAGTGGCGACCCGCGACTTCTCAAATCAGATATGGATTGGAAGATGTGGCGCAGCCGTATCATGGAAATATCCTCACGCATCGGTATGACCCCTAATGCATTTGTGGATGCCGTAACGGTCAGCATCGGTGCAAGAGCCATGTATGAAACCAGACTGAAGCAATATCTCAAGGAGGCTTATCCTACTGACGCAGCCGAGAAACGAGCCTTGCAGGATGCTACAATTCTGTTCAATCAGACGCAGCAGTCCACAGAGTCGCCTTTTCTGTCAACGATGCAGGTTGATAAGGATTGGTTAAGCACCCTGTTTACCGTATTCCGCAACTCTGCCATGTCGTACACCCGACAGGAGTTTGACGCTATGCGCAATCTCAAACGCAACCTTACGCCCGGTCAACAGGCCAAGAGCATTGAGTTTATGACTAAGCAGATACTCCGCGATTGGGACGTTGACCCCGACACCGCCACCGATTCCGAGCGCGACCAAGCACAGGGCGCAGCCAAGAAACGTTTCCGCAGACAGCTCAAAAAAGATGCCCTGCGTGTCGCTACATTCGGCTATATACTTGAATGGTTGTGGAATCTCGGCCCGTATCTGCCTTACATCATATTCGGCGCCCTCCTTCTTGAGAAATATAAGATGTGGGATGATGCCTTCACTCATGCCTATTTCGGCAGTGTCGAAGGTCTGACCGGCGGTGACGTGATGAGCAGCTTCGGCAATATGTGGGCGAGCGGTGAATGGAATTGGAACAAACTCAGCAAGGATATGCCGCTGGCAAGCGATATAAACACGATTGCCAACAAATTCATCGGCGGCAAGAACGCCGAAGCCGTCAACGACATTATCAACTTGATTGTGCAGTCCGGCATCGGCATGAACCCGCAGAGCATCACAGATGCAGCCGTAGCCATTACTGATGCTTGCGGCGATGACCCCGCGTTAAGCCACGAAGCAGCAATCTTTGTTATGCGTGTCCTGCAAGTTCCGCAGAGTCAGATTGACAAGATGTATTTTGACGAGGTCGGACTTAGCGGAGAGGAGACAAGCAAACTCACGCCGGAACAGCTCGCACGGCGTTACGCCGAATACAAGGTTAAGCGCGGCACTCCTTTTGCCCCATGGTCGTGGGGAGACGAGGAACGCCTCGACAAATACAAGGATGCCGCCGGGACCAAGATTAAGGAGCGCATGGAAGGCCAGAGTGACAAAGCAGTTGCAGAAGCCTACGCTGACTATGAGGCACGATACAAAGCTATCTCGCAGCGCATGACAGATGCACGGGCATTGGCAAAGACCGACTATGTAGCCGCCGCGCAAGCCTTTGCAGAGTTGCAGAAAGACCCCGACCTCGTTGTGTATCGTCAGTTCGGAGCACTTGACAAACAACTCAGCAAGATGTCTACGATGCTCCTGCAGAGCAAAACGCCCGAGGAGGCCGCGCTGCTGAACGAGACCATAAAGGAGTACCGCGCAGGAATGGTCAAGGCTCTGCAAGCCGAGACCCCGGAGGCGCAGCAAAGTTCAATATCGGAACTGACAACTCTGATGAACGGCTTCTCGGCAAAGTACACAACTCTGCGACAGCAAGCGCAGGGAGTCAAGAGATAAAGTTATTATTGTGTCGGTGGTGAGTAACTTTGCCACCGACACAAATTCATACACCGCGATATGATAAAACTTAACAGATTGAGTCAAGTGAAGCCCGCCAGCGTTACCGACATGGATAGCGTTGCCCGCGAGCGTAGCCGTTGCGATGATATGCGCCGGGCAACTGACGTGTTGCTGCAAGCGCAGAACCTTTACCAGAATATGTGGCGTTTCCGTCAAGAGCGAGAACGCTGCAAGCGTTATACCTACGGCGACCAATGGAGCGACATTGTCTGCGTCAATGGCAAGAAGATGACCGAGGAGGAATATATCAAGAAGCAGGGGCACATACCATTGAAGAATAATCTCATTCGCCGTCTTGTGCGAAATGTCATAGGCGTGTATCGCGGTCAGGCGACCGAACCGACCTGTTATGCCCGCGACCGAGACGAACAGAAACTTGCAGAGACCATGTCAACCGTATTGCAGTACAATATGCAGCTGAACCGAATGACAGAGGTCTATGCCCGCACCATGGAGGAATTTCTTATTTCCGGCATGATTGTGCACCGCAAGTGGTTTGGCCGCATGAACGACAAGGAAGATTGTTGGACTGAATATGTGCAGCCGAACAATTTCTTTATTGACAACAATATGCGCGACTTCCGCACATGGGACTGCAGCTGCGTGGGCGAGGTGCATGACGTAAGTTTTGAAGACGTATGCCATGAGTTTGCCAAAAGCCCGTCTGATTACGCCAAACTCGCGGAGATATACCGCATGGCAAGAGAGAAGAATGCCTTTACCCAATATTGGAAGCAGTTCGGAACGGCATCCGACAGCCCCGAAGTTGATTTCCTTATTCCGCGCGATGAGAGCCGCTGCCGTGTCATTGAGGTATGGCGCAAGGAAACAAAGCCGCGCTATTGGTGTCATGACTACAACAACGGCGATGTTTTCAAGATAGACACTGAAGACTACAACGAGATGGTTGTGGAAGAAAACGCCCGGCGCATCATGCAGGGCGCGTCCATGGGCATACCGCAGGAAGAAGTGCCCCTAATCCGCGCCGAGTGGTTTATGGACTCCTATTGGTATTATTACTACCTCACTCCGTTTGGCGACATACTCAGCGAGGGAGAAACGCCCTACGAGCACAAAGGCCACCCATACGTTTTCAAAGCCTACCCTTTCATAGATGGAGAGGTACATAGTTTTGTGGCTGACGTGATAGACCAGCAGCGATATACCAACCGCCTCATTACCCTCTACGATTGGATAATGAAAAGCACGGCCAAGGGTGTGCTTCTTGTGCCGAGCGACTGTATTCCCAAAGGAATGTCGCCCGAAGACTTTGCCGACACATGGAGCAGGCTTGACGGCGTTATCGTCTATACTCCGAGCAAGAGCCGCGAAATACCGAGGCAGGTATCAAGCAACTCAACCAACATCGGTATCAATGAGCTGCTGAACCTGCAGCTGAAATTCTTTGAAGACATAAGCGGAGTGAACGGCGCATTGCAGGGCAAACCCGGCTACGCAGGTATGAGTGCCGCCCTCTACAATCAGCAGACACAGAACGCCACCACCTCACTCCTTGACCTGCTTGACACATTCAGCGAATTCGTGCGCGATGCAGCCTATAAGGATGTTAAGAACATTCAGCAGTTCTACGACCAGAAGCGCGTCTTCAACATTGCAGGACGCGCTAGCGCACAGGTTGAATACGACCCACGGAAGATACGCGATGTTGAATTTGACCTCAGCATTGTGCCGAGCACCGCAACTCCGGCGTATCGCGCTATGGCAAACGATTTCCTCATGCAGTTGTATCAGCAGCAAGCAATCTCGCTTGAACAGCTGCTGCAGGCTGGTAATTTCCCATTTGCGGACGAACTGCTGCAGAGCATACAGTCGCAGAAAGAACAGTTGGAGCAGGGTCAAGTGCCCGAAGGCGTATCGCCGCAACTGCTGGCACAGGCCCAGCAGGGCGCAAACATGGAAGCAGTGAACCAGCTGCACGGCGCGATGCCCGGGCAGCTGCAATCTGCATAAACATCAGAATGAAGCCGCCGACACAATTCTCGGCGAATACTTTAGGGAGTTGTCGCAACGTTCCACGACCTGCGGCAACTCCATTTCGTAGAAACAGATGTGCAGACCGATTGCGCGTGTCATCAGCAAGTCATCATGCTCTCCCGCTTTCGCGCCGAAAGAGCCATTGGGCTTCTTCTCGTAATTTAGATACTCATCAACACACCGCTCATCGCGTTCTACATACAGTCCTTCGCGGACGACCTTGACGAGCGTGGATATAATCATGGGTTTCGTAGCAACATTGGTGTGGAAACCATAGCGCACGGGTAATCCCTGCATGATGGCATCCTCTGACTGCTTGCGGGCATAGAGGTTAGGATATATGTCCTTAATCTGATTTAGGATTGCATTGGATTGGTCGCCGTCCACGTCTCGCTCCCGGTCGTGGGTCTCCAAGGTATTGGACTCAATAACGAGCAGGGAGTTGTCATAGAACGCCGCAATCTGCGCCGCTTTCCACGCCAACAAGTCCATATCAATATGTCCGTACCACTGCGCCACCACGGCGGGTTTATCTCCGTCCAACATCAACAGACGGTCAAACACAACGATTACAGACCAGTCCGCAGTATGCGAGCGGCCACCAATATCCACGACAGTCAGATAGCGGTCTGTTACCTCCTCCGTGTCGTTCGGGCTTATCGGGTCGGGCAAGTTCCACACCCATAACAAGCCCTGCTTGTCAGATACAAAATGCAGGTCTTTCAGTGCGTCCTCTCCCTCATCGCCGTAGGCAGTAACCTCGCCGATATATCTTGGCGGCTGTTTGGCGGCTGGCCGTAATTTTTCTACGGCATACTTGTCGAAGATAGCTGCGCCGGAATTGACAAACGCCTCTATATCGTCAGATGGATATTCGGAAGCCATAGAGCCGTGATTGCTATATTTGGCACGTTCCTCAACATACCAATGTATGCCCTCCAGCGTTGCGCCGATTTCCCACAGCCACCATAAGTATTTGCCGCTTTCCTCACGGTCGGAGACGGCGGCAGCGTTATCCCGGTTGTTGTATAGGCTTTCGGCAAACTCCACCAACTCCTTCTTGTTGGCGAAAGGTATCTGGTACATCTCAATGTCGAACCACGAAACGAAAAGCGGCGTGAACTGCGATTTGATTTTCGGGTCTTTGGCGGCAGAGTATTCGCGGTGGAAGAAGTTGCCGACACCATTAGCCGTGCTCTCATAGACAATCATCGTGTACGGACGAAAGAGCACGCCGGAGCACGCCGAGCGCACAATGTCCTCGGGCTTCTTACCGTCTGTTGCTTTCCAAAGGCCGACCTCCGACAAATGCACCAAAGCGTAGTCGCCGCCACGACAGGAGTCCGGCGACTCGGCAGAACCGATTGATATTGTGGCGTTGCGTTGTGGCACAAGCTGGGTGAGGCCGGAGCGACCTACGCCAACAAGTTTATCCTCGTTTTCGGCATACACCTCGCCGACCTCATGCAGCATGGATATAGGGTAAGCATCAATCATGCGCTTAAACATACCCTTGATAGTCTCCGAACCTTTGTTGAAGTTGGAGACAATAAGAGAGTTGAGACCTGTGCGATGCACAAGCTGAAGCCACGCCATATAGAGTTGGGACGTAGTAGAGCCGCCCCACTGACGAGCCTTCAGCAGAATTATACGGATAGGCTTACCAGCGAGGCGCATTTCCTCAAGCATTTCAACAAATCGGCGTTGAGGATATGTGAGACGAAAAAGGCAGTCGGGCTGCCCCGGCTCTTTATTCTTAATATACACAAAGGTTGCCGACCAAAACGGGAAGTCGTGCAGATTGCGGACACGAATAAAACGGTCTATCACAGCCTCGCGGTCTTCGGGTTCGGGGTCTTTAACGACCATGACATTACGCAGCAAACCGTCAATGCCCTTTTGCTTGATTAACTCCTTGATGAAATTGTTATCAAGCATCCGCACGGGCAACCACATCTTTTTCAGCGGGAAATCTTCAAGGCAAACAAGGACGCGCTCGCCCACCGACCCCTCTCCTGTAATAGGGTTGAAGCGAGAAAACATATTATCGCGGCGACTGTCATTTTCGGCGATTATGTCATAAATTACACTTTCCTTTGCCATTTTCGTACCAACCATTGCGGATTTTGAACAGACGTTCAAGAGCGGATGACGGCTCCATGTAGAACTTTGGAGCAGGAGAATTAACGACCTTTAGCACCAAGGCGCAGAGTGTCCAATCGGGGTGTTGCTCTTTGAGGGCTACGACCCTGCGGTGTATTTCAAGAAACATCTCGCGCTTTGTCGGGCGCATGGTGTCTAATATGGGTTTACCGCGCATGATGGACGATACCACCGCGGCGGCACGTTCCTCCGAAACCCAGAAGCGCGGAGCGGGAGAATTGACAATTTTCTCTCCGATTTCGTTGAGCCGGATGAAGTCGGCAGCATTGACTTGCTCCCGGTATGCCTTTAGCAGTGCGGCATTCCGTTCGCGGGTAAAGGAGAGTATGCTACCAAACGACTTCATTGCATAATGTTTTGAGGTTCTGCCCAATGCAAATTTACACAATCTAACTCAAAAGATAAAGATACCGCCCGAAAATGGGTGCTTATCTTTGCCAATAAAATGTTACACCCAACCCAATATAAAATTCAACATGGCTGAGGAAAAGCAAGTTAAGAGCAGACGAGACCAATTCGGCGAGCGTCTGAAAAAGAAATACCCCGACCGAGAGTATGCTGATGACGAGGCGTTATTCGGCCAGATTAATGACGATTATGACGAATACGACAGTCAGCTGGCTGGCTACAAAGAGCGCGAGAGCAAACTGACCGACATGTTCAATCGTGATGGCCGCAGCGCTCAGTTCATTACCGACATGGCGCAGGGCAAAGACCCGTGGGTGTCGCTTATCAACCGCATCGGCATTGACGGTGTCAAGGAGATGCTCGATGACCCCTCCAAGATGGACGAGTTTGCCAAGAGCAACAAGGAGTATGTTGAACGCATGGCCAAGCAGAAAGGACTTGAAGAACAGTGGGAGAAGAACATGAAGGCCACTCTCGCCATGCTTGAACAGAAACAGACCGAACTCGGGCTTACTGACGAGCAGATAGACCAAGCAGCCGACCTCGTCAAGGAAATCACCAATGACGCAGTGCTCGGCATCATCAAGCCCGAGACCATTGACATGGTTCTCAAGGCTATAAATCATGACGCAGACATGGCCACTGCAAGAGAGCAGGGAGAAATCAGCGGCAAGAACACCCGCGCAGAGGCGCAGTTGCGGAAGCCCAGCCGCGGCGATGGCACTCCCACTCTCGCGGGAGCGAACAATGCCCCGGCTGCTAAAGAGCGCAAACCCATGAACATTTTCGACATGGCTGATGCCGCCAAATAACCATGAGTATCAAGGTCGAATTTCCACCCGCCACCAAGGCAATTGAACCTGCCAAGGGCACTGCCGGACTGAGGACGCATCTCGGCGGCGTATGCACCACGGTGTCCTCGCTCATGGAAGCCGGGAAAGCAACCAACAATCCTAAACTTGTGAAGCAGAGTATAGGCTAAACAGCAAATTTATAATTAACAATAAATCCCAAGACAACATGGAGACAGTAACAACCACACAGACTCCCAACACGGGCAGTGCCAGCACTCCCGTGGACGTAAAGCCCGCTATGGGAACAGGAACTGCAGGTCTTGAAACCCACATTGGTGGTGCTCCCACCACGGTTTCGGGTGTGCAGAACGCCAGCGGCGGCATGGGCGAACTGGTATTGCCCGAAGTAGACAAGAGGATTTTCATGTTTGAGCGCGACCAGAATGCCCTCATGCAGCTTATGCTGATGGCAAAGCGTGTGAACGTGAAATCCATGGAAGTCAAACACTACGCAATCGACCAGGGCACACCCATCGTCACCGTTGCATCCGTCAGCGGCAACAACATCACCCTGGTCAACGCCGACAAGGGGAAAATCCGCGCTTATGACACACTCATGGTCAAAGGCGTTAAAGGCTACAACTACGTCACGGGCACGGGCAACGTGAAGACGCGCCGCCCGCTGCAGCTGTTCGTCAAGAGCGTCAACAACGATGACACCATCACCTGCGTAGCGACCAACGGCGTCAAGCAGGCAGTGACCGACCAATACGGCAGTCTGCCCACATCGTCCAGCCCCGCCGCCAGCAACACCAACGTAATCGCCGCCGGAACGAAGCTCGTCCGCATGGGCAACGCGCTCTACGAGACTCAGAAATGGGTTGACCCGAACACCGTTATCCCCGTGCCCGATGACCTCTACCTGCAGAAGCGCGGCATGACAAGCATCGTCTCCAAGTATCTGGCCGACCAGAACATGGAAATCCCCTACGATGAAGCAGTCAAGGCCGAGGCGCAGCTGCGCGAATTCAAGGCCGCGGGCAACCGCACCCTTCTCATCTCGCAGCAGAACAAGATGCTCGTCCGCTCGTCCATGGGCGATGACCAATGGTCTTACACCACCAACGGCGTCCGCTGGCAGGTGAAGCGCGAAATCAAGCACAACGGCGGCTGGACTTTCGAAGACATCATGGCGCTCATCAAGACCTACTACGGCGGCGCAGACAAGCCCAAGAGCGGCATCTTCCTCGTGGGCCAGAACCTCGGTCAGGCACTCCAGCTGATTGATTGGTCGAAGCACCCCGAGGTCAAGATGATGCCCTACACCAACGAGCGTCTCGGCTGGAAGGTCACCAAACTTTCCTGCCTGTTCGGTGAACTCGAGATTAAACTTGAGGACACCCTTGACGACTGCGGCTATCAGAACTCCGGCATCATCATCGGCGAAGACCGTCTCGTCCACTATGTCCGCAAAGGAGAGTCCAACTACACCGAGGACGTTGAGGGCGAAGAGGCAACCCGCAACGGCGTACTCGTTTCGGACGCTCTCGGCCTCAAAGGCAACTGCCACATCTGGGTTGACGGCGAGAACGATGACAATGACGAGACCGCGCCCAACGCCGACAAGTTCCTGCTGTGGAGCAGCGCAACCGCTCCTGCAGCTGACGACCTTGAAGACGGCGTGATTTACGTCTTCGCACAGTCGCTCACGCTGACAGTGACCGGGAGCGACGGCAAGACTACAGCACAGACCGTGAACGTGGAGAGCGGCGAAGCCTACAAATACTCGGCCACAGCCAACTCCAACGCCGGAGGCTGGACGAAATTCTACGGTGCTATTTCCGCAGAGTAATATCAACCATTCAACGTAACCGCAGGGACGGACGCGAAACATTGCCGTCCGTCCCTGTTTCGTAAAACCAAGAAATCATGAAAGTAAAAACATACGGAGTCCCCGAATTAACCGAGTGGCACGGAAAGGTAAAGGCAGGCAACATAGAGGTTGCTGTTTCCTTCACAGGCGGCACGTCCTCGCCGAGCGGAGCGCAGCCCGCCTATTTTGTCACCAAAGACCCAATCACCCAATTCGTCATAGAGAACTCCAAGGAGTTCCGCAACGGCTTCATTATCCCGATAATGACGCAGGAAGTGCCGGGGAACCATCCCCGCATGGCAACCCCCAACCCCCGTGCAGCCATCGCCCCCGCGCAGGAAACGCCAGCCAAGGACGAACCCGCAGGGAGCGCAGACGAAAGCAACGCCGCCGCAGAGACACCCGCCGCCGGGCTTAAGGAGGTCGAGGTAACGTGTCTGCAGGATGCGCAGGACTACCTGCAGCAGAACTTCGGCATATCTTCCTACAAAGTCCGCTCCCGCAACGCCGCACAGAAAGCAGCCGCCGAGCACGGCGTTGTCTTTGTGGGCAACGGCTTCTCTGCCGCCGAGGAAGACGGCGACAACAACGCAGACGCATAAATTCATAAGCCATGATTTACAACATTCACGATGTTATGCGCGATGTTCGTGTCTGTCTTGACCAGAATATGACGAGCGAACAGCTGTTGCAGGATGATGACGTTGACACCCTTTCCCTTGATGAAATAGTCAAGAGCAAGATAGTTGAAGCCGTGACCCGTGTGCATACAGACGCACCGACATATCTGCTTGAGAACGGACACGATTTCGGCGATGCTGTATTCTGGGGCGACCAAGAAAGCGGCTGGGTAATCTTACCCCAAGACTTCATGCGCCTTATCGTCTTTGAAATGAGCGATTGGGAGCAAGCTGTATTCACCGCAATCAGTACAGGCGACCCCGAATATGAAATGCAACGTCAGCGCGTCAAGGCATTGCGCGGTACGGCGCAGAGACCTGTTTGCGCAATCGCCGTGCGCCCCGAAGGCAGAGTGCTGGAGTTCTACTCCTGCAAGAGTGAGAACGCCTACACACGCAGGGCGCAGTATCTTCCATATCCCAAAATAGACGAGGATGGCGGCATTGACATCTGTGAACGTTGTTACACGGCGGTGGTGTATGCAGCAGCATCATTAGTATTACTCACATTAGGCGAGTCCGAGAAATCCACGGCACTCTCCGAAGTTTCTAAATCAGCATTACAATGAGTTCAATACCGACAAAACAGATAGACGGAGATGTGTCGGTCGGGCGCAACGTGTCAGTCGGCGGAGGTGTCAACGTCCAAGGCAGTCAGAGGGTAGGTCACAATCTCACTGTTGAGGGCTGGTTGGAGGCCAAGAATATCAAAGGCCCAAATAAAGGCATCTTTACCACCGAGGTAAAATTGCGCACAGCCTACCCGCATCCGCATGACGGTTGGTGGGCACTTGTTGGCAATACGCTCCCCGCGCCTCTCTACATTGCAGACGGCGGGACATGGGTGAAGCAGGTTGACTCATCCGGGGCAGTGATAACCGCGGGCAACCCGACCATAGACAGCCAGCAGTATCAGGATGCAGTCAACGAACTTGACGGCCAGCTTCAAAACCTTGCGGCAACAGTCGCAGCCAACAAGAGCGCAGCCGACAGCGGCATATCATCTAACAGTGCCCGCATTGACAGCATTCTCTCGCAGATTACGCTCATCAATAATTCCATTACCACAAACACCAGCAGCATCTCAACTCTTAAAGGCCGCGTAGATGGGCACGATACATCCATTGCCAATAACGCCTCGGGCATATCCAAAAACGCCACCGACATAAAGGCTATTCAAAATAGTGTTGGCGCACCCAGCGGCATTGCCCCGCTCAACGAGAACGGACGCATCCCTGCCCGTTATATCCCTGGCGCGATGGATGATGTCAAGGAGTTTGACGGCTTCGTGCCGATAAGCCCAACAACCATAGACCCCGTATCGCTGACGGACAATTGTCTGGTGGTGTTCGATAGCGTAAGAGGAACTTTTATCGCTTGCGCAAAGAACGCCATTCCCGCCCAATATGCCAGCAATTGGCTAAACGCAGACTCCTACGGTGAGTTTACGATGGATGGCCGTATCCCCGAAAAGGACAAGGTCTATGTTGACCGCACCACCAACAAAACGTATCGTTGGAGCGGTTCGCAGATGGTAGTTATCGGTTCAGACCTCGCCCTCGGCTACACTGAAAGCACCGCTTTCCCCGGTGATGATGGTGCGAAGCTGCAGACAGATTTGGCAACGACTAATGAAACCCTCGGTGAACTCAACTCCAGAGAGTTTAGCCACTTTGCGCACATTTCTATTCTGCCTTTCAACGGCTTTTACGAAGACAACCCCGACCAAAGCACAGGCGTATGGGTAAGAAAGCACGACCAAAATGAGGGCGGCACTACTTATATGTGGGCAAACGAATGGCCGGATGGTCTTAGTGCTGCAGACTACAATACCTATTTCCACGGCATTGCCGCCATCAGGACTGACGTTATATACAGGCTTGACAACGAACTGTACCGCTACAATGGCACGAAACTCGTCAAGGTCGGCGGCAACGCCATCGGCAACACCTACAATGCGACCGTAGAACTACCCCTTGAAGAAGGCGAGTTCTATTCCGATTTCAAGGACAAAGACGCAGAACAGGAGCACAATGTGCTTGAAGCCGTCTTTAACGAGGGCATTGCCGTGCGCGGCATGACACTCACCTTTGCCATCGGCGAGGGGAAGTGGAGGACGTATCAGTATGTAGGCACATACCTTACAAAGAAATATTTCACAGACCCCGACAATTGGATTACCATGGGCGGCGGCTCCTCCACGGGCAATATCATCAACGTCCACGAAATCACCGGCAACTGGGAGTACATGAACCGCGGCACCGCCGCATCGCTCGTCCCTGCTGAACTTCGCACCGGCGGCAGAAAGATTACTTTCTCCGCTGCCGCTGGCTCCTACCAGACCTGGCAATATCTTGGCTCCACCCCCAGCAAGTGGGCCGACGAGGAATATTGGAAGCCGGAGGTGCAGTCCGTTTCCTTCAACGGCGGCACGCCCAAGGTGCCTGACCGCGAAGGCAACATCGACATCGAATATCACGTCGATGTCGATGACGCCCTGAATGCCGAGTCCTCCAACCCCGTTTCCAACAAGGCCGTCGTCGGGGCCATCAACGAGGTGCAGGCCACAATCCCGCAGTCGGGCACCTTCGACCCCGTCTCCCGTCAGCTATCCGTCAAGGACGCTGGCGGCAACGACATCTTCAACGTCACAATCCCCGGCGGTGGCGGCGGTGGCGAAACGAACCCCACCGCAATCGAGCTGACCATCAATTCGCCCATGAGCGACACCCTCAAGGAGGGCGACGCTTATGCCATCGAGTTCGTATGGCGCCACTACAACATCAACTCCAACGTCGACACCCAATATGGCGGCACCGCCGAACTGATTGTCAACGGCTCCACCGTGGACCGCAAGAACGTGATCCAGGGCATCGACTCGTTTGATGTCGGCCCTTGGCTCGGCGTGGGCACCAATTCCGTCCGCGTCCGCATCACTGCCGACGACGGCGTAATCTCGCAGTCGGCCTACATCAAACTCAACGTGGTCACGCTGTCGCTCACCTCGCCCTATCTCATCAGCTCCGTCACACCCAAGGGCACGGCCATCCCGTTCCGCTATGTGGTCAACGGCTCGGGCACCAAGACCGTCCATTTCTCGCTCGACGGATCCGAACTGCCTTCGGAGTCCATCTCCACCTCGGGCGCTACCTCAGTGAAGTCCATCAACACTTCGGCGCTCGCCCATGGCGCTCACCGCCTCGAAGTGTATGCCGAGCGCGAAATCTCCGCCGGTCAGGTGCTGAAGTCGAATGTCCTGGCCTTCGACCTCATGGTATACGAGGCCGATGCCGCGCATCCAATCATCGCAGTCGAGCCTCCCACATCCGCCATTCCACAATACTCGACAATCGAGATTCCCTACGCCGTCTACTACCCCGGACAACAACAGGCCCAGGTTAAAATCTCGCTCGGTGGTCGTGTAATCCAGACGTCCACCGTGGACCGTGTGCGCTCGGTGTTCTCCTACCGCGCCAAGGAGTACGGCGACCTGACCTTCACCTTCTCCGTCAACAACGTCACCACCAATGTCACCGTCCATGTGGACGAAGCCGCCACCCAGGTGTCGGCCGAAACTGACGCTCTCGCTCTCTACCTCTCCTCGTCGGGCCGTTCCAACGACGCCGACGATGCCGCCGTCTGGGAGTTCACTTCGGAGGACGGCCAGCACACCGCAGCCCAGTTCTCCGGGTGCCACTTCGATACTCAGTCGGGATGGCTCCGCGATGCCAAGGGCCTCACTGCGCTGCACCTCGAGAAGGGCGCTCAGTGCTACATTCCCTTCATGCCTTTTGCCTCCGATGGCAAGCTCACCGGCAAGACCATCGAAGTGGAGTTCTCGGTGTCGAACTGCTACGACACCTCGGCCACCGTCATTTCCTGTCTCTCCGAAAATGTCGGCTTCGAAATCAAGGCTCAGGAAATGTATATGACCTCGGCCCTCAATAAGCAGGTGTCCTCCAATTTCAAGCAGGACGAACGCAACCGCGTCGGCTTCGTCATCGAGCAGATTGGCGGCAACCGCTTCATGCACATTTTCCTGAACGGAAAGCACAGCGGCGTCGTGCAGTACGACACCTCTGACTATTTCGTACAGAACCCCGCCGTGGGCATCGCTCTCGGCCATCCGTCCTGTGAGCTGAACGTCTACAATATCCGCGTCTACGACAACGCCCTCTCGTTCCGCCAGATGGTCAACAACTACATCGCCGACATGGACGACACCAACACCATGTTCGCGAAGCTCGAGGCCAACGACATCCTCAATGAGGACGGTGGCGAGGGCGACATCGACTATGACAAGGCGGTGCAGAAAATCCCCTGCATCACCTTCATCGGCGAGCTCCCGAAGTTCAAGGGCGATAAGAAGAAGAACACGAAGATCATCTATGAGGACCGCCTCCATCCGGAGTTCTCCTTCACTCTCGACCAGGCGCAGAACGACGTGCAGGGCACCTCGTCCCAGTATTACCCCCGTAAGAACTGGAAGTGGAAGGCTCTCGTCAACTTTATCATGTCGCAGACCGGCCAGTCGGTCAAAAAGTATGCCCTCCGCGGCGTCGACGGCCTCGGCAACTTGGTCAAACAGAAGGCCGTGAAGACCTTCTGCCTCAAGGCTGACTTCGCCGAGTCGTCAGGTACGCACAACACCGGCGCCGCCAACTTCTTCCACGAGGTGCTCTACAATGCGGGCATCATCACGCCCATGCAGGCCATTGACCCGACTGTGCGCACTACCGTCTACGGCTTCCCCATCTTGATGTTCCACCAGGAGTCGGAGTCCTCGCCGCGCAAGTTCATCGGTAAGTATAATTTCAACAACGACAAGTCCACCCACGACACCTTCGGTTTCCAGGGCATCCCAGGCTTCAACGACGGCATGGTCAACCGCGACGATTACCTCGTCTACCACGGCTCTCTCGCCACCCTGAATGCTGACGCTGCAGCCCTCGCCGCCGCCGATGACGACGGAGATTATCTCCTCTATCTCATCGACAACGGCGCCGACTCCATGACCAACCACCTCGTCGAGTACAACGCCGAGGCCGGGGCATGGCAGGACAAGGGCGAGATGTGGCGATGGTCGGCATACGACCTCTGCTGGAAGAAGAACGACGGCAGCACTTGCACCCGTGCCGAGGGCATCCTCGACAAGGTGGCCGCCGGAGAACTCGTGGAGAACAACGTGGAGTGCTGGGAGTTCCTGAACAACGGCCACCCCATGTGTCTGTTCCACCAGTCTGACTACACGTCGAAGGTCTACGGCTCGGACATCCCGAAGTGGATGGATTCCAACTGGCTCCGCTCTGACGACGAGGGCAAGTATGCCCCCTTCTGGACCGGTGCCTTCGAGCCTCGCTACCCCGACAACGACGACAACAACCGCGAGTATGCCCAGGGCCGTCTCCCGCAGCAGCTCAAGCGCGTCACTGATTGGCTCTATTCGCTCGACCTCTACAACGGCTCCCTCACGGACGCTCAGAAGAAGGCCAAAGGCATCACTTTCGCCGGTCAGGTGGAAGGCTACTTCAACAAGCGCATGATGTTGGCCTACGACATCCTCCGCGAGCTCGTCGTGGCCGCTGACCAGGGCGCCAAGAACATGATGTGGGCCATCATCGATGGCATCGTCTACATCATTTTCTACGACAACGACACCATCTGGCTCATCAACAACGAGGGCCGTCTGTCGTTCCACCCCTACGTCGAGCCTCACTCTCAGGACTCGCTCGGCAAATTCGTCTTCAACGGCGAATCTTCCAACCTCTGGAATCTCATCGAGCAGTCGCCCCTGCAGACCGAGAAGTATGAGCTGTTCAACACCATGGTCGCCCAAGGCGGCATGACCTACGAGCGTGCGCTCCTGTGGTTCAACACACGTCAGTCTGACCAGTGGTGCGAGACGGTCTACAATGCGGACTCGAAGTATAAGTACATCGACTCCTTCGGCACTGCCTCGGAGGACGGCAGCGGTGCCACTCAGAATTATCTCGACATCGCCCAGGGTTCCCGCGAGGAACACCGTAAGTGGGCCATGTACGAGCGCTTCCAGTATATGAATGCGAAGTATTGCACCGGCACCTACCGCGACTCCTACGTCTACCTCCGAGCCAACACCGCCGGTGAGTCGTCCGTGCCGTCCAAGGTGGCCGTCACTGTCACCGCCGCCCAGGACTGGTATTATGGCTTCCGCTTCTCGGGCAACGCTGGCTACACCTCGCAGTTCATCAAGGCTGGCGACTCGGTCACCTTCACCGCTCCGTCCGGATCCAACCCGAACGACACGGAGTCTTACGTCCATCAGGCCGACCGCATCTCGGACCTCGGCGACCTCTCGCCGCTCTATCCCACCACTCTCCAAGTGGCCGGAGCCAAGATGCTTAAGCGCCTCGTCGTGGGCAACAAGACCGCGGGCTACCGTGGCAAACTCGCCACGCTCACCCTCGGCACTCATCCGCTCATGACGTACATCAACGTCTGCAACATCCCCACGCTCCAGGACACTCTCGACCTCACCGGCTGTTCGGCTCTCGACGAGATTGAGGCCCAGGGCTCGGCAATCCGCGGTGTCAATCTCCCTGCCGGTTCCACCGTCAGCAAGATGCACCTCCCCGAGTCCATGGTCCAGATTCAGTTCGACCGTCTGCCGAACCTCACCAACGCCAATCTCGTCATCGACGGCTACGACAACGTGCAGACTGTGGCCATCACTGACTGCTCGAAGCTCAACGCCATGGCTGTCGTCGATGCCGTCACCGCCTCCACCTTGTGCTCGCTGCAGTACATCCGCGTTACTGGCGTAACGCTCCGTGGCAACGGCTCCGAGCTGATCCGTCTCATCAATCTCGGCGTTCACGGCGTGAACAACCGTAACGGCAAGCCCGAGATTGTCGGCACCTATCAGCTGACCAAACTGCCCGTCAGCAACGAACTCGAAATCATCGCCGCCGGCATAAATCCGGACGGCTTCACCGTCGAGCTCGTGGTCGAAGCCTTCACCGATGCCATGGACGAGGTCACTGGCGAGAACTACACCGGCGCCGCCGAGGTCGACACCGTTACCCTCGACAATGTCATCGATCATATCCGCTACTACAACGGTGAGACCGCTGCCGAGGCTCTCGCTCGCCACGAGGCCGAAAACAAATCGATTCATCAACTCATTCTCGAATAATGGCTACCAACGAACAAAGCGTCACGCTCCTCCGCATCAACAAAAGAGCGCAAGTTGATGCCCTTAACTCCCTCGGTTATGACCTGACCGAGGGGGCGCGGGCCTCCGAGTTCCCAGACCTCGTCCGCTGGGCTGCAGGGCTGCTCGACCTCACAATCGCGGCCAACCGCAAAAGCGATAACCGCAAATTCTTCTTCACCCTCGAGGAATGGCAGTCGCTGTCGGCCACCGAGCAGGACCTTTTCCTCCTCCGTGGCATCCGCGTCCGCGCATGGGCCCGCTCCTTCATCGTGGCCCCCGACAACATCACGAACAAGGCATGGGGCTCGTCTCGCAACCTTGGCAACGCCTACAACTTCGCCTCAAAGCATGACGTCTACGAATACTACGACGCCGAAGATGCCACTTCTGTCATCATCGACGGCTACTCCGACGTCACCTCCGGCTCAGTAGTGGGCGCTCCTGCCGCCGAAGCAGCACGAGCCTACAAAGTGTTCACCCAGGAGCGCGACGGCATTGAGGACGACACTGTGTGGTCGCTCCCGACATTTGCTCAGCTCACGCTGATCTATCGCTTCCGCACCGAGATTGAAGCCATCATCACCGCCGTGTGGTCGTCTGAATTCAAGTTCCTCAATCAGCAATACTGGTCCTCGTGCCAGTGGGACTCGGGCTCGGCATACCGTCTTGACTTCAACTCCGGCACGAGCACTTCCGATAATAAAACTCAACTGAAATGTGTGCGCCCCGTCGCTCTTAACTAATCCAGATCATGGCAGACATCAACACTATCATCGAGGAAGCGCAGCTCATGAAGCAGAACCGCGCCGACCTCGTCAAGGCCCTCAATGATGTGGGCTTCTCTCAGGTCAACGACTCCACGCCGCTCTCGTCCATTGCAAAATATATGCAATGGGCTGGCGGTCTGCTCGACCTCCGCCTCGCTTGCTTCCACAAGACAACGAAGGAGCACCGCTACTTCACCCGTGAGGAATGGGAAGGCCTGTCGGCCTACAATAAGTCCTCATACATCAAGATGGGCATCTGCATCCGTGCAGAGCGCCAGCAGTTCATCATCGCCAAGGACAACGCCACCACCGAGTCCGGCTCGCTGACGATGCAGTGGGCACCGAACACTAACAACAATGTCCGTGGGCTCACCGACTTCAACAACATCCCGACGCTACTTGCAGACATCGACGGCGAGGCCAACACGGACCTCATTCTCGCCGCTGTCGAGACCAACGGCATCGACTATCCGGCGGCACAGCATGCCAGAGCCTATAAGGCCTCCACCGTCGCTGACGGCGGCGTGGATGATCCAAACACTTGGAGCCTCCCCGCCATCGGCCAGCTTTGGCTCCTCTACAAGTACTACGTCCGTATCAACGAGGAGCTGACCTACTACGGAATGTCAACAATTATTAACGAATGGTATTGGTCTTCCACAGAGTGCAGTTCTTCCTACGCGTGGGGCGTTCACATGAACGGCGGCGGCGTGAACATCATCATCAAGCACACCACAGTCAGGGTTCGCGCGGTAGCCCCCGTCCCCGCAGCCTCGGCGGCGATATAAACCCTTTGACACTTTTTCACTTCTGTCCCGGAATGCCCGACGTAAGGAGGGCTGTAGGGACGGAAGTGCAACGCCACCAATACCGCGAAGCGGTCGAAAATATTTTTTATTTCGGCGGCTTCGCGGATTTTTAGTAACTTTGCACCCGGAACAGAAATCTACAATGGCACTTACCGAAGATTTGAACATATATCGGTCAATGTACAAGTTGTTGCTTGGAATCATTGACGCGCGGAATGCTTTTGACAAGCCTTTCAAATATGTAGTTGGAGAGCGTATGGTAAACCATGCGCTTAATTGTGTCTCGCTGATACATTATGCCAACGAAGACCGCCGGAAAGGTGCGCGAGAGGAACACCTTGACAAGTTCCTTATTGAGTTTGATATTCTGAAAACACTTATAATGGTATGTCGAGACAGGCGGCAGTTTAAGAAGGACGCAGTCCTCGCCGACATTTTCCTGCTGACGGCAGACGTTGAAGGTCAAGCCGGAGCATGGAGGAGGTCCGCCGCCAGAAAGCCGGAGTCGTAATAAGGGTAAGCGGCAACGCAGAGCGCCGAAGAACATTCCACAACTCTCTCGGTGGACGTGCGGCGGCATCTTGATTACGAGTGAGCAACTACTAAGGGATATCGGGTAGCCCACCATTCCGCAAGGAGTGGTAAATTTATTAGTGGCTACATCATTCTTCCAACGCGTGGAACGTTAACATGAACAACGGCAACGTGAACAACAACAAGAACAACACAAACAGGGTTCGCGCGGTAGCCCCCGTCCCCGCAGCCTCGGCGACACCCCAAGTAGTCTATGACATACCATTTTCTTCTGTAATCCAAGCATGGATTGACTGCGAGCGCAATAAGAAATCAAGCAATTCATGCACCAAATTCCGCTGGCACGCCGCAAGAGACCTTGTGGCTCTATGGAAATCCATGTGCAGCGGAGAATATAAGCCAAACGCCTCCATGGTGTTTATGGTTATGTATCCCGTCCTGCGCGAGGTGTGGGCAGGAGCATTCCGCGACCGCACCGTTCATCATTGGGAGGCGTTGAGATTTGGCCCGGTCATAGAGAAATATTTTGTTGATGCCGGCGATGTGAGCATGAATTGCCGTAAGGGCTACGGCTCACTCCGAGCCATACAGACATTTCAGAAATACATCTACGACTACACCGAGGGATACACACGGCAGGACTGCTGGATTGTGGGCGGCGACTTTGCCAACTTCTTCATGTCTATAGACAAGGAAATTCTTTGGGAAGCATTGGAGCAGTTAATCATGGACGAGTACACGGGCGAAGACAAATCGCAGTTGCTCTACATGATGCACAAGACGCTTTTCCATAAGCCGCAGGAAAACTATTACCGACACTCCCCGATAGAGTTGTGGGAGGGATTGCCCGACCGCAAAAGTCTTTTCCATATGGACGGACTTGCCATTGGCAATCTTCCATCGCAGCTATGGGCAAATCTTATGGGCGCAATATTTACCGATTGGGTTATCCATGTCAAAAAGGTTGAATGCTTCCTGATATTCGTTGACGATTGGCGTTGCCTTGTGCGGTCAGCCGAAGAAGGGCGACAACTCATTGCTGAGTTCAAGAAGTTCCTGCAAGACCAACTGCACATCACGTTGCATCCCAACAAGGTCTATCTCCAGCATTACACGAAAGGCACAAAGATGGTCGGTGCGGTCATCAAGTCCAAGCGCGTCTATATCAGCAACCGCACCCGTGGTCATTTTATCGAAGCCATAAAGAAGCACAACGCCGCCGCGCTTGCCACCAATCATGCCGGGCGCATGGCGATGCTGGAGAAAGTCAGAGCCACGATTAACTCTTATCTCGGTATGATGGTACACTTTAACTCCTACAAGATACGCCGCCGCATCTGCATGGAATTGATTGTGCCCGTCTGGGGAGAATATATGTATTTTGAGGAGGGCTTTATGAAATGTAAGATTAAGGCGCGATACGATAAATTGTGGGTCGTTAGGAAGAAACTCAAGCGGCATAACTACGCCGCCAAATTCATTCGCCCGAAATGGCGACCGACAGAGGAAGAAGACAACCAATAGCCGAGGCAAGCCGCCCCGGCTATCTTATTCTCCTAACTCAAAAGATAAAGACCTCCCACAAAGGCTCATGTCTAACTTTGCCGATACAAACCAAATCAGCAAAAGTCATGAGTAAAATTTCTTTCGACAAATGGCTGCACTTTGTTGTGAGCCTCTTTCTGGCTATCATCCTCTCAACGCTGATGGCCAATGCGCTTTACAACTTCGCCCCCAATGACCCCGGCACACGCTCGGCAGTCTGCTACGGCGCGGCTCTGTTCGTAACTCTTGCCATAGGCGTGTGCAAGGAACTCGGCGACCGTAAACAGGCGGGCAATCATTTCTGTTGGTACGACCTTGCCGCCGATGCCATAGGAGCAGTGCTCGGCAGTTTCGGCGCGTTCGTATCATACCTCATCTAATAACCCGCCTTAACACATGGAACCAATATTATCATTCGACAAACTCTATCTCTTTCTCGGTGTATTCCTCGCCGTGTGCCTGGTGGTGATAATCGCCATCATGCTTGACCTTTGGGATGGAGTTTACACGGCGAAGAAAACCAATCAGAGGGTGCATTCTCACAAACTGCGCGTCACGATTGCCAAGATGAGCGAGTATTGGCGGTTTCTGTTAATCGGCTTTCTCGTTGACTGCCTCGGCGTGTTCTTTGATTTTTACTTTCTCCCATTCGTGGCCGTGCTGTTCGGGTTCGGTCTGCTGGTAGTGGAAACAAAGAGCATGTTTGAACACGCCAACCGCCGCAAAAGCCACATGACCGAGTTGCCGGACATTATCAACGACATCATAAGGGCGGTTGACAAAAAAGACGCAGAGAAAATAATCGGTGTACTTACCGCACAGAACAGCGAAACGGCGCATCACTAACCACTGAGATATGATTATTCTAATTGACAACGGACACGGCTACGACACAGCGGGCAAATGCAGCCCCGACAAATCGCTCCGCGAATACAAGTGGGCGCGGGAGGTTGCGCAGCGCATCGCCTCAAAGCTGACCTCCAAAGGCTATGATGCCCGTCTTCTCGTCCCCGAAGAAAACGACATCTCACTCAAGGAGCGTTGCCGCCGCGCCAACGCAATCTATGACAAGGCCAAGGCCGAGGGCGACAGCTGCATCTTCATTTCCATTCACGCCAACGCTGCAGGGGCTGACGGCAATTGGAAGACAGCTGGCGGCTGGTGTGTTTACACATCGCCGGGCAAGACCAAGGCTGACGAACTCGCGACCGACCTCTGGAACGCCTCGCAGACCCATCTCGCTCCCTACATTGATGCCTTTGCAGGGAAGAAGGAAGCAGGATGCTACGACAAGAAACAAGTGCCTGTACGCGCCGATTGGTCTGATGGCGACCCCGATTATGAGGCTCGGTTTTACGTCCTCGTCCACACCAAATGTCCGGCAGTGCTCACAGAGTCCCTGTTTCAAGACAACAAATCAGACGTGGAATTTATGCTTTCGGCAGAGGGCATGGGCGCAATCGTCAACCTCCACGTTGCAGGTATCCTCAAATATATCACCGACAACACCAACAAAGCATGAAAGACTTTTTCAAATTCGCAGCTGCCATAATCGCAAGTTTTATACTCGGTGCATACCTGCACCGCTGTCAGTCGCCCCCGCAGACGGCAGAGCCTTACGAGGCCATGCGCGACACAATCACGGTGTATGACACCATTCCCTATGTAGCGCCCATCTCCGACACCACGATGGCACTCTGCACCCAAACATTCCGCTTGCCCGTCAGCAAGCAGGGAGCGGGCGCAGGAGGCCTCTCCAAGTGTACGGAGAATAAAGAAAACACAGAGGAGACCAACCGTAACACCACTCATCTTTACGGTCTGAGCGCAGGAGGCGCACCCCGATTATGCAGTGAAGACAGTGCAGCTGTTGAAATCCCCATTACCCAGAAGCATTACAGAGACTCAACGTATGAGGCATGGGTGAGCGGATTTGCACAGAACCTTGACAGCATCAGAGTGTTTGCCCGCACCAACACCATAACAATCCGCGAGTACAAGCCTCCCAACCGCTGGCACGTTGGCATTACCGCCGGATACGGATACACCCCCGGCGGTTTCAAGCCATGCATCGGCATCGGGGTAACATATTCAATATTCAGTTTCTGACATGGAGATAACACTATCAATCCGAAAGGAAGACGTAATGGCTGAGGTGGCCGTTACCACAGCTTACACAGGCGGCAAGATGGAGGGAGACGAGAACGCCCTGCACCGCATATCCACAGTTGACGAGGACGAGAAGCACCTTGAACGCTTTTGGGAGGAATGCCGCGCCGACCTATGTCAGGAACTCATTGGCCTTGTTACCTTTGAAGGCATGGCCGCAGACACCATCATTGTTGGCCCGATTGACCCTGCCGACCCTATACGCCCCGCGGCTGCGATTTTGCCGCCCACCGTGGCAAAAAAGCATTATGAGGTGAGACTTGAGGTGTCAAAATCTTTTGATGAGGCACTTCTGCCGAGTATGAAACTCAGTCTATTCAGCTACTTCGTGCAGGGCATCGCCAGCAAATGGTACATCTACACCAACAAAAAGGAAGCCGGAGAATATGCCGATAAGGCTGCAACGCTTCTCGATGACATCCACCGCAAGGCGGTATATAAGAAGAAGCCCACTCGCCCCACTTACGATGATTAATTTTTAATAACCCGCGATAATGGAAAATAAAAAGACCATAACCGTAACGCTTGAGTCCAAAGAAATCAAGTTTGATGTGATGAACAAATCACATCTGACAGGGCAGGCGCGAAATGCAGAGGGCAAGGATTACCGCTCCACCGCCTACATGCAAGCGAGCGAGGACGATGAGCACTCTTATCAGATACTCCGTTCCATCAGCAACGCATTCTCGCACCTCAAAGTGGAACTCGGCGAGTACCTACATGAAGACGGCTCAACGAGCAACAACCGCATCAACAAGGCTGTTGAGAACGGCGAGAAATTAACGCTCTCTTTCCTGCTCCCTTCAAACTTTAACAACTCGGCCTGTGACAGCCTCGGCGGTATGCTCCATGAGTATATTGTTGACCGCACCCTCTCGGAGTGGTTTGTCATCACCGACAAGACCGATGCGCAGGATTATGCTAATCTCGCCACGGAAGCCCTTGACCGCGCAAAGCAAGCCCTCTACAAGCGCGAGCGTCCCACACGTCCCACCTATACCGACTAAGCCATGTCCACCCCCATATATCATGTAGGCTGCAGCGCCAACTGCTCCGACCCCGATGCGGCAGATAACAAGGCCACGCGCAGCGTGACTCTGGAGGTCAATCGTGAGCAACTGCTCTATGATATCAAGAACTATGCCTATATTGAGGGTCATGTATGGGGCGAAGACAAACAGCACGCGCAGCACACCCTCATTGAAATCGCCGAGGAAGGCAACGTGGACAGAGTGAACCGCATCCTCGGCGTTGTCCATGCCGCCGCCGTTGAAATGCTCTACCCTTACACAAAGGAAGACGCAATTGAGGGCGAGGTGATAAACGACCGTATGTGGATACCCGATGACTACAACATACAGATGAAAGTGCCGACCTCCATGTCGCGTACCACTCTGCATCTGCTTTCCAAACTCATCCATGAGTTTATGGTAGCGAGGGTTATCTATGATTGGTTGAGCATCACGCACCCCGAAGCGGCGCGGAATTGGCTTGACAAGGCGTTGGAAGCGCAGGAGGAAATAAACGGTATCAAGAACGCCCGCACTGGTGTATTGATACGTCCTCACCACCCATTCTAAATCTATTCACCGCCGGGCAACCTGCGGAACTCCCCGACAAGGCAGAGAGCCGAGACGCACCACGCGCCCCGGCTCTCTTGTTTAATTCACTAACTTAACTCAATACTTATCGCTATGAAATAATTATCGGGGTTGATTGGTGAGCCTCGGAGTGAACTGCAACGATGCTCCGAAGATGCTCTCATCGTCTGACAGATTGGTAACACACGCTATTCTGAAATACTTGTATGGCGTTCCTCTGAAGCCTCGCAGGTAATGGTCTTTGCTCGACCATACCAAGTGCCAATTGATGAGGTCGCGCGAGCCGTAGAGAACTGATTGCACATGACCTTTTTGGAAATGTCCACGTTGAATAACCGTGTCCATAGTCTTGAGAACGTCCGGCGTTTCAAGTTTGAGCGGACGGGTTACTAACAAACCACTGACAGCGTTGCCGTCAGTATGTGCAAAATTTACCATCCGCCCATTTTTTTTAACAGCCAACGCTTCTGGATACGAATTAACACTATAGTCAATTTGAGAATACGTCATGCCCCACAATTTAGACTTCAATGAGTAAATGTAGGCATAGGTATAATTTGTGCTGTATACGATTATGCGTTGATGTGGATAATCGTATAGTATATTGCTATTGATAAGAAAATCAATAAACGGCTGCGTCGGAAGGCAAGTATCTTCGCCATGGTTTAACATCAGATGCATTTCGGACAAATGCGGGAGATGAAGCACATCGAAAGGCGAGTTATCGTTTATCTCTTCAGAAATGCACGTAGCCGTAGAGCCGGATATCACCATGATGCCCCTATCAGTTGGGAAAAGAACTGCCGAGTCAATCTGGGTAATTGCATCGGGGTTGATGCAAACATCGCGTGTTATAGGTTGACGCGCTGATATTGTTCCTGTGGCGGAAACTTCCAAAGCCCAAATGCCTTCATCGGTGAAAGCGTAGAGCGGGAATTGACCGAACTGACCTTGAGAAAGCGCCTTTGCAGCCGAGCACAACGAAAAGATGCGACCACAACCTATGGTTACGATATTCGTTACGGGAAATACAAACGGATTATTGATTTCCGAAATATATATCTTGTTAGCAACTATAGCCGAGGTCGCGCCATCCGTTGTGTCTTTTTCGTCAAATATATTTGTCGGGTCGCCTCCCATGCCACCAAACCAATATACCCCGTTCAAATGCGGATGCTGCTTAAGTGGTAAAGAGTAGAATTTGCCATCCGGCGTTGTTATTTCCATTTTATAAGCAGATGCATCCGGGTGATAAATGAACCGCGGAAAACATTCATCAAAGGGATATGAACCCGGGTCGGCTGTAGTCTGTGGTAGCGGTTGAGCATATTCGCTTACGCAAATTTTTCCGTTAATCCGCGTAAACACTTTAATTCGCTCCATGGCATCAATAGGCCTGAGCGTTTCATCAGTTGTTGATGTTTTAGTCGCTGCTTGGACAAGACTGCATACCGGGAACGGATTCGGCGGGGCAATGCTTATATCACCCATAAGCAGTCGTTGATTGTAAGTATGCAATGCGCCTGGGAGTATTGTTGCATGACTATTGTATTCGTCCGGCAAACTCTCCAATGTATTTATATTTGCGAGGTCTGCCTTAAGCAATGGCAAACGTTCCATCTTAGACATGGTAGCGATTTCATCAATAGATAACGATGAAATTTTATAAAACAAGAATTCGTGTTGGACTTTGTCGTTGAAATTCTCATTTTTAGCCAACGCGCATACCAAATCTCTCATCTCGCTCCAAGGCGTAGTGATATAGTGGTCTGTATATGGGCCATCAATGGACGTGCCATAGTGGCCGACGAGAACTTTGGTCGCCGTATCATCGGTTGAACTTGTCCCCGATGAAGTATCTCGACCTCGGTGTCCACCGCCGAGATATATTCCATCATATAAACGATACCTACTTATAGGACGAGTTATTTCCTTATCTTGATTATAGGTATATAATGGAGAAGATATGAACACATCTACCCCAGACACAATGTCAGACCATTCTTTAAGTAAATCGATTGTGCCAAATATACGATAAGATATGCCAAAATAAGGAACAGACAATCGGCACGTAACTGTCATACTGCTGTCATCACCTCCGGCGCAAGATATGGAAATTATCGGTCTATGCGTAGACACCAGCATAAGTATTGGCGCAGAATGCCATGAATAAGAGCCGTCATACAGTCGGAACGCATAACGGATATAGAACGGTTGATATTGATAACCGTTTGATGTTACTGTTTCAGCAACATTACTCAACAACAATCCAAGCGCCTCATTTGAAACTTGCGCCCAAAAAGCGTCATCTTCCTTCGTCCATGACACATGAGGCATATTCGCTCCCGTGTATCGTCCAGAATACTGAACATATGTGGCTCTTGGCACACTTGAATAAGTTGTTGAGGTGCTGTCTGTCAAGCCCCCAGCTTGATATGCGCCGAAAGATATGGGTAAGAACGGCGGACGACTACCCAAATACTTATAATTATCGTCTTTCCACAGTATGTAAAACAACCCCTCAGATGTGGCAATCGCTAATGTATTTCCAACGATGCCGATATCAAGCAGTTTGTGAAAGGTCTGAGCATTACTGATTGGGGAAGCGCCAGCCGTAGAAGGCAACGGTGCTAATTTATCGAACGGCTCTCGCTTAAGCCATGAAACTCCGAATGTACCGTTTTTGTCGCCTGTCATTATGATATAGTTTTCTTGACCGGGCACAGAATGGATAAGCAGTAAGGCGTGGCCTGTGCTAAGCGACAATTCTTCTCGGGGTTGAGATACGCTCTTTAGATGCCCATCTTCATTCAACAAATTGATTGAGCTTGACAGGTCTCCGTCATGGCATTCGTAGTCGGACGGCTGCGCAGAATAGCCGGAGAATTTAATATCTTTAATCATAGCGAGCAGCGGTATATAATTGTGATGTACTTGTTGCCGTTTTCCTCAAAAACAGAGCCGCACGGACAGCGGAGCAACTTGCAGCCCAAACCGGAAGCCGAGAGGACGGTGCGAGTTAATGATGTTGAGTAGGTGCGAAAAGTCCCCGTGCCGTTGGACGTTGCCCACACCTTACCCTTGTGCCGACCGACATAAGAGCCGGAGCGCAGTTTGACACACAGATACAGTTCGCCGCCGTCATCTCCGTTGCGCACAATGTCAATCACATCGCCCGGTCTCAACGAGAGAGCATGGGCAATGTGTGCTGAAATATCAATCCTGCCGGAGGCGTGGAATGATATGTCGTGCTTGCGGGAGTTCGGCAAAATACTTTTCATCATTGGCAAAATTAGTGTTAAGGGTTAATTGGTCTGCTTTAAGTTGTGGGGAACATATTGAAATACTCTTTGCAAAAGAAGCCTTTTCTCGGGGAGAACCCCGGGAAATCAGTTGAGCGATAAACAGCACGTTGGTTTGCCCAGAATGCCATATCCTTTTGCCACTTCGGAATTTTTGCAGCGGGATTTTGTGGGTCTCGGAAAGGTTGTGCTTGTATAACAACTCTCTTATTTAGCCGGAAATGCTCAATACGTTCATGTGACTCGTTGAAATTAGATGTTATTATGGCATATAGTAAATACTCATGGGGAGTTTTAAGATGCGAGTCAATCATCTTCATTGCGCGTTCGCACTCAACAATCTGCCTCGGGGTGTCGCATCCAAATCTAATATGCCTAATCCACTTTACCTTCGCAAGCATTTTGGCAACCTCGGGTGTTACCAGACGAGCATCAAGCCCTTGGTTAAAGTCAATGCGATAGCCACAATTGATAATTTTCTCAACCTGTTCAAGACCATAATTAGAGGCGAGTACGTTATTGTCCATCAATACAAGTCTGTTGCGCCCTTCGATGGCAATTTCTTCGACATCCATGTATGGTCTTATAACACCCTCCTTAGTCGGCACAATACACCATGCGCATTTATTCGGGCATCCGCGAGTAAGAAAACCGTATGCGGTTTTGTCATCTACAAGGTTTGGATAAATGGAGTAATCGGGTTGCGTTCGGTCAATCGCATCGGGAAGGCGAGAGTGGTATCATAGCCTGTGCCACCACGTACGGTTTCACATTTCCATTCATCATAACAGTCTGGAGTGAAATTAAAAACTTTTGACTTATAGACCCGGTCATAGTCGCCGAACAAAGGCATAGCCCACTCCACAGAGTCTCCCCGCTGTTTGTGCCATGCAGATATTTTCATTAGAGCAAGATTGGGGTAATTGTGCCCATCAACATCAACTATACCTATCTTCATATCAATGGATTGTATTTAGGCTCAACTGGGCCTGCGGCATCCCATGTCGGATGGTGATGCCCATGGATTAACTTACACATATTCCGGGCATAGAATCCTGCCCTATGACATTCGGAATTGAAATCCTCGTCAAGCGTCCCTTCCATCGCATAAAGAGTTTCGAGATATTCTCTTATCTCGTCCGCCTCTTTTATTGTTAGCGATATACGATTGCCGTCTTTCTTCATGTGATAATGAATTGAATACTGAAATAAAACTCACGGCAGAGCCGGATGGCCTGCACGTATTGTCGAGGCTCTTCGCCGTAGGGAATGAAGATGACACGTTGTTTGGTGTCAGCCTCAATCCCTTTACGGCGCAGCTTATAGAGCAGGTTGGCTCTGCGTTTGGGGTATCTCATAAGCAGGGATATGATTTACAGACGCATCTCGCAGGACGAGCGAGCCGTCTGCCACAAGCTGGGCAAGGGCTTTACTGACGGCATTGCTGACCTCCGTAGAGAGTGCGTAGTCCGGGACAATATGCTTTTCGCGTTTGAAGGCAATAACCTCTTTCACCATTTCAAGCGTGAGGGATTGGAACTTATTCATGGGACGATGCTTGTTTCTGTTGCAATGCGGCTTCCACGCGAGCAATCTCAGCGTCAATCTCCTGCTCCAAAGCGATGCTTTGTTTGAGGATACCCTTGTCGCGGGTCTTGTAGTATTCCTTTTGGAACTGCCGCATGATTTTCACTCGGTCGAAGAATTGTCGTGCGTTCATTTTGTTGCCCCTTTTACAAGCTCTACATTTTTGCGCAGCTACAACGAGGGGAACATCGGTTTTTTCATGACCATTACCCGGACAAATTCAAAAGGGTTTACGCTGCCTAAACCTTTCTTTAACTCAATGACCTCGCCGAAGTTGCCTGATATTTTATTGCGGACGTAGTCGCCGACCTTGATTTCATCTTCCATAAGACTATGAGATATGAAGTTTCTCTCGTTTGAGAATGAGATAGACGTAGAAGCTATCGTTGCTTCTAATCCGATGTTTGAGCGTGTCCGTCTCATCGTTGAATTCTTTGATACGATGGGCGCTATACTTGCTGACGATGACAGCCCAGCCCAGAGTTCCCGCGCAGAGCACTGCGAGAATGATTGCGATTGATGTTACGATTGTCATTTTGATTTTTGTTTGATTGTTATAACTATGTCCATTGTTATGTTGTCAACATTTTGCAAGAGGCCGAGGACGTTCTGCACTTTCCCGGCTACACCCAGACGCTCCGCGTCCTCGCGGTCAACATTCTTAAGCCACCAATAGGCGTGTTCGGCATGATTGTTAGCCTTTGAAATCTGTTCGGCTATCTGAAGTTCGGGCGACTTACCATAAGGAGCGGCAGGGTCGATGGTTGTAATGACAGGAGTTCCCATGATGATATTGTTTAGCGGCGGCTTGTGCCGTCAAGGATGATTATGTTATACGTCTTGAAGCGGTCGGGCAATCTGCCTCCAAACTTATCCGCAAAAGCAATGTCAAGTTCCTTTTTGCTGAGATTGGTCGTAAGGTGTGCCTTCATGCCGTACTGCGTCCAAATCTCATTGCGAGCGTGAAGAAATTCCTCGGTTAACACCTTTGCATCCGTGCCCCATATCTTGTGCGACTTTTCGGGGTCGGCATCCACGCCAATATCGTTGAGGCAGACGTTGACAGGCGAACCGTCAAAGAGCGTGGGATTGTCAATGATATTGAAAGTGAAGCGGTCAAGATTGTTGTGGACGGTGAAATAGTTGACCATCTGAGTAACCGAAAGGTTGTAGAACTGATTGGGAGAGTCAATACGGCGCAGGTATTCTGCAAACAGTTGCATCAGCAGCGTCTTGCCTACACCAACATTGCCCATAAGCAGGAGCGACTTGGCAAGTTTGTATTTCCTATTGGGATATACCGACTCGGCCAGCGGGCAGCTGTTGAAATAGTAGAGGAGGAATTTTATCAGAGTTTGATTGTGCTCGTCTTCAACGAACCTGTGGCATTGGGGCGCGAGGGTGATGCGGTTGGCGACCTCAAGCAACAGTTTGTGGTGCATATCATAAATGCGAGAGTCGGTAAGTTCGGGGAATTTTTGGCGAGCCTTCTTTTCATCCTCAACAACCTTATTCCAGATGTTGGCGATTTTAATGCGCTCGTCCTCGTAAGCATCCCTTTCGCGCTTGCTTTGGACTGCAGCTACCTGTTCCGGCGTGAAGCCGTTAGCGTCAACCCTCGGGGCAGGGGGAACGAAAGCGGGCTTGGGCTTTTTCGCATTAGCCTCGGCATCACGCAATCGTTTAGCCTTGATAAAGGCAATCTGCTCGGGAGTTATACCATCCGCAATTGCTTTGGTCTCTTCCTCGGCGGTCATTACATCTCGTTCTGTCATAGCCGATAGGTTTAGTAATCAGCCGCGCCGAAATCAGCATCCTCGTCAGTAAACTTGCGAGGTTCATTGTCGGCAGGGGCATCGGTTGTTTTTTGTTTGGGTTTCTCTCTCGTCAACAGGCCATGCTCATAGCAATACACAAAGTGGCATTTTGCGTCAACGATGTCGTCATGAGTGGTCTGACCTTTGTTGGTGCAGTGTCGGGCGAACTTGTCAAGCAATGCAGAAAGCGCGTCAAGGCCGCTAATGCCATAAGTCATGCAGACCGACTCTCCCCAGATTGTGTCGCCTTTCATTTGCGGCACGGAGTCTTTCAAGGAGATTGGCGGTTTGGCAGGAGCGAAAGTCGGAGTTTTAGCCGTGCGCTGTTCTGCGTCATTCTTTGGCGCAGGAGCAGCTGGAGCGGGATTGTTCATGGTAGTTGCAAGTCGGTTATTCCTGCTGTATGCTGACGGCGAAATGATGTAGGGCAAATTGCCGTCTGTATATCTTTTGCGCGTAGCGTCAAAGTACCGCCGTTGAATGCCGCGAGATGTAAGCACCTTAGCCGAGTCAAAGAGAGCCTTGTCGAAGAAGCCCCATTTAACCAAGCGGTTTACAATCTGCTCAATCAATTCGGCAGAGACACCGGGCATAGTCTTGACCATCTTGAATCGAACCACCTCATTCCACTCAATGAAATATCCGTTGCGGTATATCGCACAGAGCAGTTTGATAATGGCGAGTTCACCTTTCAGACCGAACTCCCCGGAGATACAAACAACCTTCTCATCGGAGAAGAAGTCGGTATCCAAAGGGAAATAATCGAGTCCTGTTTTTCTCGGTCGTGCCATTTGAAATTGATTTAGAGTTCTGTTATTCTTATTCCATGCACATAAAGCATCAACTTTCGCTTGATGACGTATTCGGGAGTGCGGACACCCTTTGTATCTTCTACCACCGTAAGGCCGAAGCGTAGGTCTTTATAGACAAAATCTGCAATGTAGCGGCATGGTCTTTCTGTATAATCCCCAACCTGCTGCGAGGGGATTAGTGTGTACTTGACTTGTTCCAGCAGGTCAGCGATAAGCCCGGCACGGAGCATCAGTTTCAATTCCTGAGCACGGTCGTATTCCTTTTTGGAGGCATAGCCGCCGTACTTCTGGGCATGATACTTGTTGCCCTTTTTACCTGCGCCGGGCTTACCACTGCTTGCAAGGGCGCGGAATTGTTCAACTGTCAGCGTTTGCTGCTTCATTTGAGGCTGAAAGGTTGACAGGATAGTAATCCATGTAGCGGGTCTCGGCGATAGACTCAATCTCATAGTCGGCCATTGTTCCCTTCATGCCTTCCTTGAAATTCTCGTAGGCATCATGGAAACTTTCGGCGGGGACGATAATGTAAGATGCCGTTCTCTTTTCGGATGCTGTTTTCTCATCAATAGTGATGAAATTGACTTTGACCTTATAGAGTTTGTCGCCGTTGAACTGCGTAAAGATTTCGGCAATCTTTGTCTTCGTTGCCGAAAGCACGGAGAGGTCGCCGGAGCACAGAGGGGTCAGTTCCTCCACCACGCGAGCCTCGGCTTCAGTGCATGAGAGAGCGTCAGCGAGATAAGGTTCAGTAACCTTTTTAACCGTGCCATTCTCCATCATGCGCTCGTAACGCGCTTTGACTTCAATCCACAGTGCCATGGCTTACACCTCCTTGTTGTTGAGTTTTTCTTTGAGTTCCTTTGAGAGTACCAGCTTTACAGACTTGTGCGCGGGCACAGTCATAGGCTCGTTGGTCTGCATGTTGCGAGCCTGACGCGCGGGCACGTCCTTGACACGGAGGATACCGAGCGGACGCAGGGAAACGTCCTCGCCCTTGCTCAAAGCGAAGCTGACTTGTTCAAGCATACCGTTGACTGCGGTAATTGCCGAGGAACGGCGCAGACCACATTTGAATGTGAGATAGTCGATGATGTTTTCTTTTGTCATCATAATTGTGAGATTTAATAGGGGTGTTTATTGAGATTGATTGTTATGCCAGGAGCAGCAGCGGTAACGGTTGTGTCGGGGAACTCGCGGGCGATGCCCGACACAAATTCCTTTTCGTTGCTGTTGTCGTCAGAGAGATGCAGCAGCACTATATTGTTGACTTCGGAGAGGTCGTTGGCGTGGAGTGTACGCAGACAATTCTCGTAGGACATGTGCGACTGCACCGTGCGGTCATACCGCCTATGGTCTATGCGGCCAGCTGCAAGATTGGCATCAAGCAGGTCTTTGCGGTAGTTACATTCAAGCAGGATATTGTTGAGACCGGGGAAACGATACTTGAGAAAGTATGTATCAGTGGCAAACAGCACCGTGCCGCATTCCTCGTGACGGATAAGAAACCCGAAAGGCTCAGCCGCATCATGCTGAACAGGGAACGGCAGCACCTCAAAGCCGCATATCCGAATAGATTTGAGCGGTGGCACGGCGCGGAGGAACGGTGATGCACCATTAGGCTTCCGCAAGGCTTTTACCGTGCCCGGCGAGGCATAGATGGCAATGCAACGACCTTCAAAACCTCCGACCCTTGAAGCATGGTCGCCATGCTCGTGGGATATAAGACAGCCGACAATGTTACCGATGCGGTAATCAACGGCGCGTTGTACCTTCTGAAAGTCAACACCCGCCTCCACGGCAAGCACCTCGTTACTATTTTCGGAAATAAAGAGGTAACAGTTGCCGTGGGAGGATGAGCCTAATATCTGGAGTTTCATCGCGAGTGTCGAATTGAGGGATTAGTAACCGGGACCGTCATCAACAGGAGCAGAAGCGGGAACGCCATCGGCGGCTTCCTGCACTTCGCCTGTTTCGGGGTCAACACCTGCAGGGGCAGGTTCGGGAGTCGGAGTTGCAGAGCCGGGAGCGGCATGGTCGAAGCCGAGTTCCTCCTTGTTGCCAAGGGTCTTGATTTCCTGTTCCACTCTCTCGGAAACGTCCTCGTAGGGAACGTCAACAATGTCGCGGACTTCCTCCTCGGTACGCATACCCATGGAGAGTTCGGGAGCATAGACGGAAACCCAGAACGAGGCGGCGCGGTAGCGAAGCATCTGTTCGGGGATAGTCTTCCATTTAGAGCCGTTCTTGTTGTACCATCCCTCGTCCAATGCCATCTGAATGGTGACGGCAGTGCCGCGCAGGGCAACGGCGGACTTGGAGGTAACGGGCTTGCCGTTCTCGTCCTTGGTTACACCTTTAGGGGTAGTCCATGCAACGCACTTGACGTTGGCAATGCCGTTGGTGCAAGCACCTGCGTTGGTCATCTCAAACTTGAGAGGCTCAAAGCGACCGCAGGTGTTGACAGTGGCGATAAGGAACTTGGAAGACCATGAGGGACGGCCATAGATAATGTTGAGGTTCTGCATCACCATCAGAGGAGATGCGCCGATGCGTGAAGCCACGTCAAAGGCGATGACGCAGTTGGCGACAGCCTCATCTTCGCTGACTGTCTTTTTCGGGCCATCTTCGCTCTTGCCGCCCACGACACCGCCGATGCGGTAATTTTCGGGGACGAGGGAGGAATTGGCGAACATGTGTGAGAACTTTTCAAGGCTCTCAATGGTTGCGGGGTCGAAGAAGTTGAGACCCACAGGCATGGCAGACTGATGTGCCACGGCAAGACTTTTGTTTTCGCTCATAGCTTTTTGAGTTAATGGTTATTTGATATTGAGTTGGGAGTCCTCGGTAACACGCAGGTATATCATCTGCGCATTGGACGGAATGAACTTGTTGACGCTCTCGGCACGGTCAATGAACATCGGGGCATAGACCTCATAATGCCGTGCGAGAGTATTGCTGATGTCAATGGCAGCGTTGATTTGCTTGGCTGTGTTGCAAGTGCCGTAGGGAACGCCGTCCACCATCGGGATGCAGACCTCATACTCGTTGCCGTCAAGCGTGGTGTCAAAGAGTTTCCACTGCACCATGGTGAACAGGGTATTGAGGCGACATTCGCAGTCGTCAATGCGAGCCTTGGAGAATTGAGCGGCAACATATTCCTGCTTCTCAATTTGGGCAATCTTTTCGGCGAGGTCTTTGCCCTCGGCGGTGAGACGTTCAATTTCCTTGTCAGCTTTGGCAATGGCCTCGCGGTTGTTGAGGTTCTTTTTGATTTCGTCCATGTCGGCGCAGACACCTCTGCGGCGTTCGATAAGGTCATTGTCGGTAGCGGCCTCAACAGGAGTGGCGAGTTCTTTGTCAATGTCGTCAATCTGCTTCTGATACTCCACATATTGAGGCAGGTCGGCTAGGTTGACAGCCTCCGGGCGCACCAAGGGCGCGGCCTTCAACTTGTCATACAGGCTGGCAATTCGCTCGTCAGTCGCTTTGAGTTTGGAATTGGACTCCTCCAGACTGCTGCGGAGGCTTTCAATCTCCTGCTGATAGGACTTGAGTTGCGCGGCAAGTTCTTTGCCCTTGGCGCAGTTCGCTTCAAGTTCCTTCTTGCGGTGTTCCTCAAAGAGGCGGCGGGCTTCGTTGCGCATATCTTCGGGGAGCAGCTGACCGCAGTGAGGGCATGTGTCAGAGCCGTTATATTCTTTGGCCTTGATGGTACGCCATTCGCCGCGGAGTTTGTCAAGGCGGGCATTGGCATCTGTGATGTTGGTTTCAAGAGCCGAAATGCGTTCAGTGGTACGTTTGATGTCAATGAGGAGCGTTGAGCGCACCGAGTGTTCAGATTTCAGTTTGGCATCAATCTCGTTGCGGCGCAGGTTGGCCTTGTCGGCCTCGCTTTTGCGGCGGTCGTTCTCGGCTTCAACAACCTCCATCTTCTTACGGGCGATGGCTGACCGCTGGATACGCAGGTTGGAACGCCGTGCGTTTTCCTGCTTTACTCGGGAGTCGGAGCAATGCAGTTGCTCGTCAATCTCATCGAGTTCTTCCTGCTTGCCTTTCAGCATTTCCTCCAGCATCGCCCAATCAAGTACCTCCGGCTTCATGCGGTCGGTCTGGTCAATGCGAGGTTTAATTTCATCGGCGGCTGCTTTAAGGCGTTTCTTTTCTGCAGCCAGCTGCTTGCGGAAGTCGGCGAGCGATTTGCCGCTGAGGATGTCAAGCAGGTTGAGGAAATCGGCGTTACCAGCCGCAAGTTCGGTGTCGGACTTTATTCCGGCGAGATTGAGGAGCGTTTCGCGCTGAAGGTCTTGTTTGAGCGAAAGGAAATACTCGGTATTGGTGAGCATCTTGAAGACGGTCTCGTCAATAACCTCGCGGTTGATGCGCTCGGCGTAGTCCTTGACACGGACAGGAACGCCGTCCCATGTGCATTCGGTTACATTGCCTTTGAAGACCTCCTCAACCTGCCCGCGGGGCTTAACCCAGCTTTCTTTGTATTCGCGTTTGAGGGTGAGCGGAGTTCCGTCAATAAGCAGGGTTGCCTCAACAGAGCACTCGCAGTGGTGCAGCGGTTCGCCGTTGGCATCAACAGTACGCAGGTTGAAATCCTTGCGGTCTTTGCTGTCCTTACCAAAGAGCAGCCAGCAGAAAGCATCCATGTGGCGCGATTTGCCGATGCCGTTGCGTCCGCAGATGGTGGTGGGAGTTCCATCGGTATGGAAAACCGTGGTGCTCTCCTTTTCGCCTCGCCAATTTCGGAGGGTTAGGGATTTGATTTGTATTGCTTTCATAAGCTAAGAAGTATTTGAGTTACTTTTGTGGGAGGGGCAGGAGTCGAACCTGCTTGCAGGGTATTCAGTGGCCACGATTATTTGCCTGCTCCCGGTCCAACCCGGGTGACATTCACCGATTGTCAGCCCCCCGAATGCCGCCGGGCGTTTCCCAACGGCTGACGGCAACTAACCTTAGATTTGGTTACCTATCGAATTTTCTTTTTGGGTTTAGGATTGAGGTAATCCTGCTTGGTTGCTTTCAGTCGTCGCAGGTCGGCAGTTCTGTACTCCAACTTCTGCTTACGCTTGCAAGGCTCTACTTTGCCTTGCTTGCGCCATCGCTCCACGTTGGCACGGCCATATCGGCGAAAAGCCTCATTTTGGCTGATGTATTCGGGAGTGGTCATTACTTCGACCACCACCTCTGCTACATCGTGGAGAAATGTTTCGTAGGAAACGTATCTGTCGGAGAACTGAAGCATAGCCGGAATTACTTGTCATCTTCGTCAATGTACATGGGATTGGGCGCGTCCATCTCCTCATTGCACTTCTTTTCGTAGGCGATGAACTACGGGTCAATCTTGCTCCAACGCTTGTAGAGCCGTGCGATGTAGAATATCAGGACGAAGGCAAACGCCTTGTCAACGAGGAAGCGGAGCATCCATGTTCCGAGGTTGGCGTCCTGCTCCTCACCAAAGAGGAATATCATGGCGATACCACTGAGGACAAAGAGTATTGCTATGCGAATGATTGAAATTGTCTTGTTCATGGGGAGTAATGTTTTAATAGGGTTCTACACCAGCCTTGATGAAGGCGTTTTCTTCTTCTACCGAGCCACACCATGTGTCCAGATATTCATTGATGACTTGGTAGGTGTTATCGTCGAAGTCGTAGCCGCGGGCGGCGCAGAAAGAGTTCCACGACACCTCGGCACGGAGTTCGTCAAGGGCGACCTTGTTTGTTTTGCAGCCGGAGAGGGCAGCAGCAGCTATGAGAGCAAGAGCGATGATTGTCTTTTTCATTGTCATTCAGTTTTGGAGGTTAGATTTCAGTTGCGGTTTCGCCGTCAAACCATGCTTCAAAGTTGTCGTTGTAGCAGTATCCGGCGAGGGCTACGAGCATATCATAAGCCATGTTATTGATTTTGTCGTCATCGTCAATCACATCTCCCTCTTCCACTTCGGCGGTCAGAGCCTGTTCAAAGTGCTTGCGGCCAGCAGGGGTGATTTTAATGGGAGGGCAAACGGCGATTACGTCATAGCCGTCAACATACACGTCAGTGTCATTGCCCAAGACATTGATTGCGTGGAGGAGGTCTTCAAGTGTTGTCTTCATCTCGGCAGGTGTGATTAGTTGAACTTTGAGATGGGCTGATTAAGGGCGGGTTCGCCGATGGTGCGGACACCCTTTGCGAGGCAAAGTTCATAGAGTTTCTCTGCCATCTCGCCATATTGCACGTCAGACTTATCCCAATAGATTTCGTAGAACGTGGGGAGGGGTTTGGCGTAGAGACTGCCGATGTAGCTTGCCATGGAACACTTGTCAAGAGCGCGGCTTTTATTGTCGGTTATCACGCGAACACGGGGCTTGCTGAAGTCGAAGGCGATGCTTGAAAGGTTGGTAATCAT